TCAGGCCGCGGCTTCCTTCTTCACAACCAGCAGGCCCCGGCTGCGCTTAAATGCCTTCGCCCGTTTGTCCTGGATGCGGCGCGTCAGCTCCTCCTGCCGCTTCAACTGGACTATGGTGTACTCCTCGGTGATTTTCGTGTTGGAGTGACCGGCGATCTTCGAGGCCTCGATGCTGGAGCCGCCGACCTCCTGCCGCCAGGTGATGTTGGCTCGGCGCAGGGAGTGCGGGCCGAAGCCGGGGAAGTCGAGGCCTTCGAGGTTGGCGGCCCGCTTCAGCGCCTGGCGTACGCCCGAGTCCCAACGCGGCTGCTTTGGGTCTCCTTCATGGGGGAACACAAACGCGTTCGGGCCTTTGTACTTCAGGTTGGCGATCCAGTCCCGGTAGCGACCGGTCAGACAGCCCAGAGCCAATATGCGCTTGCTCTTCTCCGTTTTCGGTACGTCGATGTCACCGCGCCAGTTGCGTTGCGCGATCTGAATGGTCCCCTTCTCGATATCGACGTGCTTGATCATCAGACCAGTGACTTCGGAAATGCGCGTCCCGGCGTCGAGGCAGGTTTCGCAAATGAGCAGATTGCCTTCTTCGTTAAGGCGGCCCAGGACGAGCGCCGTCTGCTCCTCGTTGAGGATGCGCTTCTCGCGGACCTCCCATTTTTTCGGCAGTTTCACCCGGTGGATCGGATTCGCGAATGTCTCCGGGAGAATCTCCCACTCGATGGCCTTCGTGATGATCCCGCTCATGACCCCGCGCAGGTCAGACATCATGTGCCAGGAAGTTGCTTCGTCCTGGAGCCACGCAAGGACCTCACGCGCGCGCAAATCGGCAAGGCGCGCGTCTTTCCACCGGGGCAGGATGTGATTCTCGAGCGCATTGGCGTACTTCTGCCGCGTGGGCGCCGCCACCAACTGCCTTCCGGCCGCGATCTTCTCGACGTACTCTCGTAGCCACAATTCAGCGAGCTTTCCGAAGATGACCTGGTCCGGCTCGGTTGCAGCGTCTTTCCCCTTTGCCGCGACCGCCGCCTCGGCGCGCGTTGGGGCGGCGTTGAGGTCGTGCAGCACCTCGTCACGGATCCTCTCCGCCTCGCGTTTCGTGATCGCGTTGAGCCCTTTGCTGGGCCCGCAGATGTGGCGCTTCCGCGTGGTCTTCACCAAACCGTCCGGGCGGGCTTCGTCATGCCGGTAGCGGAAGAACCAATACGGCGCAGCGCGGTCCTTGCACTCCTGGACCTTGGGGTGTTGCACTCTCTGCTTCAACTGGCTGCCTCCGGTCAGCGTCCGAAGAGTACCTTCATCCAAAGACATAGGCAAGTCCCGTCTTATCAATCAGATCCCGATACTCTGTGAGGATTCCGCCCGGCAGATGTACAGTGCCTCGTAGGCGCGCGTGGCACCTACATAGAACTGCCGGATCACGGAATCCCGCGCCGCGCCGCCGCGTGCATACTGCGCCTCCCCCGCCTGGCTGAGATCCGGGAAGAGATAGACCACATCGGCTTGGCCGCCTTTGACTGAGTGGATGGTGCCGACGGTGACCTGCGGCGTGGCTGTGAGGGCCTGCGGCCCGCGCGTGGCGGCGATGTCGGCAGGAAACTGGACGCGCGCCCGCACATCAGTGGTCACACGGGCCCGCCACCACTCCAGCAACTCCCGGTGGCCCTGGTCCCACGCCGCCATGAGCGAATGGATCGCCGCCGGTTCGAGAATCGCATCGAGGCGTTCCATGGTGGCGGTTTCCGCCGGATCGTAGTCGGCCAGCGTCCTCTTGAGACCGTGCCGCAGGACGTCCTTGGCCTGAAGGTGTTCAGCCCAGGCCGCCAGATCACCGTGCGTCCAGGGGCGGTGTTCGGCACCGTAATCGGGGTGCCCGATGAGGAGAGAGAGGATGCGGCTGACGGTTGATCCGCGGCTTCCATGGCGGAGCGGGTTCCAGAAACCATTTGACTTCCGGTAGGGGTTGTGGAACGGGACGCCGTGCTTTCGCAGCACCGCGACGATGGGCCGGAGCATGTATCCACAGGACGTCAGGAACATAACAGTCTTGCCTCGCTCCAGGTGTTCAGTTGCGGTGTTGAGGATGGCAAACTCAGCACTCTTGTAACCGCCGCGCGAGAACAGGACGAGCGCGCCGTCTTCCGGACGGGGCAGGTACTCTTTCGCCTGGCGCCTCGCCACCCTCCGGATCAGATCCTCGGCGAGTCCATGCACGGAGCGCGGGACTCGATAGCTCTGCTTGAGGATGATCTTGTGGTCGTCCGGGATGTCCGGATCGAGGAAGGCCTCCGGTGATGCTCCTGTAAAGGAGAAGATAGTTTGATCATCGTCACCAGCGACGATGAAGTACTCCGCGTGCTCGCCCCACTTCCGGATGAGCTTCAACTGCATCCGGTTCAGGTCCTGGGCCTCGTCCGCGAAGATGACGGACGGATTGCGCGGTGCGGTGTGCACGTCGCGATGGCACACTTCGATCAGATCTGTGAAATCAAGCAGGCCGTTCTCCCGCTTGTACTCCGTCCACCTCTTCTCGAATTCGACGAGCGTCGCCGGCCAACCGTCGCGCGGGATCATCAGCCCGCGATACCGGCTCAGCCGCTGGAGTTCTCTGTCGCCGGACTTCTCAGTCTCGGAGTCGTCTTCCGCCGCCGTTTCGCCTTCCAGCCGGTTGTGCTTCTTGGACGGCGTGAGCGTGAGCGACGGGTTGTCCTTGTTCCACTCGCTGACGTTCGACTCCGCGATCTCCGGCCCGCCGAGCACGTGCCAGCAGTGGGAGTGCAGCGTGCCCACGCGTTCGCGGGAGATGGGAAGATCCCGACCGGCGAGTTCGGCAGCGGCGGCGCGCGAGAAGGACGTGACCAGGACCGAGTCCGGGCCATAGCGGTTGACGGCGCGTTGAATTTGACGCGTCAGGTTGGTGGTCTTGCCCGTCCCCGGTGGACCGAAAATCCGGTACTCCGACGTAATCCCATGATCCCGGCGGCCAATTTCCTCGAGGCTGCCTGTAGCGCACGGCTCATTCTGTGGCATTGTCGGGCGCCCCCTTCCCCGAGTACTCCCGCGGATCAAACTCCTCCGCCGGCAGGACCCACCGGGACTGCTCCTTGAACTTCTGGCCGCGGACGCGCATGCTCTTGGCGCCGAGCGCCGCGAGCATGCCGGCAATGGCCTTGACGGACAGGTTCTGGAACATCGTCTTGTTGACGTAGACCTGGATATCCGAGGCGCAAATGGTGATCCTGCCGTCGATGACCATGGGCCTGCGCTGCTCTTGCACCCGCTGGCCCTCGATGGACTGGATGAAGCCGGTTTCCGAGAGGTAGTGCTGGATGTACATTCGCGCCGCACCCTCCCACTCCATCTCTTCCGTGCCACGCTCGACGATGCAGGCGTCCAGCATGGCCTGTGCCAGCCTGTCCCACTTGGTGATCTTCGGGATGATCCTGCCAACCGTTGCGGCGATGGCCAGCCGCACAGACTCCTGCGAAATGAGCTTCCCCACGTTGGGAAAATCGATCTTCTCGCCCCCTGCCAGTTCCATCCGGTATTGAGGCTCCTTGCCGGTGATCTTCACGATGCGCACGACGCCAATGCTGAGGACCCTGGAGATCTGCTCGCAGAGCATCGCTTTGGCGCGGTCTGGGTCCGGACTCGTGGGCTTGGCCGCAGGCGGCTCTTCCGGCGCAACAGGGGTGCCCTGTGGCGCGGCGGGGCCGGCCGTGGGGGACTCCGCCGCGTTGCCGGCCGCCCCGAAGCCCCCCGCTTCGCGCGAACCGGCGCCACCGGTCCGTTGATTGGCCTTTGCGATGGTCCTCTGGAAGTAGTCCACGCGCGTCCGTTGCGACCGCGCAAATAGGGACCTGTGGTGGACAATCAGGTCGACGATCCGCTGTTCCGGCAACCCAGCATCGACGCCAAAGCACGCCAGCGCGAGATCGTACCCGGACTGACTCTGGTCTTTGAGGTCGTGTCGCTGCCGGTTCCACGTGTTGCGGAAGCGCATGTCGTCGCGTATCCAGGCGTCGAGCATGTCCTGGGAGATGCGCGCGTTCGTGTCAACGGCCAGCGGCGTGTCTGCGAACCGTTCGGCCCACTCTCGCGCCGCGCTATCCTGTGCCTCCTGATCGAGTATGCCGGCTTCATCGAGGAACTCCTCGAAGTCGGACAGGTTGTAACGACGATCCGTGAAAGACAGGACGGTCACTTCCTTGGGGTGCGCTGGATCCTTGTGGTTGAGCGTACCGGGGATACGGAGCACGCGCGCCAGATCGGAGAGGCGGTCGTAGGTCCAACCGCGCGCCGCGGCGTTTAACCTCAGCAGGGAATGCCAGCGGGCCACCAGGCGGGCAGAGTCCCTCCGCTCCTCATCGGTGTCGAAGATGTGCGGTTCCTTCAAGAGCCACCACGGGTGGATGCCGTTGCCAGTGCCGATGACGATCGACGGCGGCATCGACGGTGGCAGAATCGTGAGCGCCTCGGGGATTGAGACGGGCAGCGGCTTCGCGTGCGCCTCCGATCTAAGGTCTAAGTCGGTCCAGAGGGAAGACAACCCCGCGATTTCTTCCGATGTGCAACGGCGCGAGGGGCCGTGGTCGGCCCTCGAGAGGCCCACGCCAACGTACACGTCGTGGCCGTCGACGTTCGCGGCGAATTCGCCGGCTTTCCCCACGTCGAGAAACCAGTGCGACCGCTTGTCCTGAAGGGTCCAAAGCAGGACGTACAACTCCTTCGGCTTGTCCTGCCAGAGCAGGTTGAGAAAGGCGTGAGGCGTCATCTCGTCAGCTCCCAGTAGCGCCGCAGAAACCTGTCTTCGGCCACGATGGACGGCCAGGGAACGATTGGTAGGCTGTCGGATGGGGCAAAGCCGCATTCCCCGACAATCCAGTCGAGATCGTCAACCGTGGTCACATCGCGGAATTCGGTGGCGAGGACGATTCGGTCGGCTTGCTTGACGGAGTAAGGGATTACTGGATTGAGGCCGAACTTGGACGCTACCGCAGCCAGCAGACGTGTTTCCGCAGCGCGGTACACGTGCATTTCCGGCTCGCTCTTGATTGGCGCCGGCAGATCGCACAAATACGCCTCTGCGGCGTCGTGGAGTAATCCCCAGAGTGCGTCCACCTGCGGCACCAGTTCGCTCACCAACACGGAATGCTGCGCCACGGAGTAGAACCCGTCCGTATGGCCCAAGAACCGACACTGCTGCGAGAGCGAGTGAGCGATGTCGTCGATATCAATCTCATCAGGACTCGGGGAGAGTGAGTGGACTCGCCGGCCAGTGAAGGTCCGGAAGTATCGCGCCGATCGGGCTGCCTTGGTGTTGCCGGTGGTTGTTATCTGTCTGTTTCCCATCTCACTTCTCCTCTTCGCGCCAGCCGTCGGCCGCTGCCCCATACCACTCCTCTGCCGTCCGCATGGCATGAGCCAGGAACGGTGAGGCGAAGTCCTTCCTGCGGCCACCTGCCTTCCGCGTCCCGACGAACATCAGCCAGCGGTCGCCGTCTCTCGCGAGCCAGATCCTTGTGCCACCGCAGTTCGCAGCGACACACCCGGCCTCCGTCGGGATCGTGGGGTTCACTGCTTCAGACTCGGCCGCAGCCAGGGGCGCGGTGGCCAGCCACTGCTGGTACGCCACGAAACGCTCACCGTTCCATACAGTAATGACCGCGTCGTCCATCGGCGCGTCGGGAGGAACCTGCTCCAGCAGCGAGGGCTGAGGGCCAAGGCTGCTGACACCCGACTCCTGCTGATCACGGAGGCGACGCAGTGCTTCGAGTCCGTAGACGCTCACGGCCGCTCCAAATCAAGGATCTTCAGCACGTCCTCGACACTGCGGGCCACTCCGGTGATGGCACCTGCCCGCTCCCACTCCTGGAGTCTCTGAAACTGAAGTTCAGTCAACTGCGACGAGCCGTCCCGCCGCTTCACCTCAATCTCGAAGTGCCGCCCGTGGATGGTGCCGTAGAGGTCCGGATCGCCGGCGACCCCCATTGCGGTGCCGTGGCGCTTTCGGACAACAATGCCGGGCCGCTCCCGCAGCACCCGCATGATGCTCGCGACGATGTGTTTCTCTAGAGGACCCTGGAATCTCATGCGAGGTCCTCCGGGGGCACACTAAGCCGCAGCGTCCTTGTCGGGCGGTCGCGCTTCCAAGTGATCTCGTCGAGCGACTTGTAGGCGTGCTCAATGTCGGCTTCCTCGATGACGAGGGTGCCGCGCGCCCGGCGTAGGATGGCGACGAGACATGCCAGCAACAGACGTTGGTCGTCGTGCGCGCTCATCGGACACCGCCATCGAAGTTCGGCGGTGCAATGTACTCGCCCCGGCCGAGGATGCCGATCGCGTAAGGCTTGACCGGTGGGGTGCCCGTTGCCAGCGTCCAGGCGACATGGTGGTAGTGGGCGAGGAACAGCTTTACCGCCCAGCGGCGGGCGCGCGAGTCAATGTGTCCCGGCGGGAGTTTGCCCTTCTCGTACCGGCGCCGGGCAAATGCGTCGAGGCCAGGGCGCTCCAGTTCGCGCCGCGCCTGTTGGGCGAACTTCCCGCCCTGATTCGCGGCATTCTCCGCGGCCCTCCTCTCCAGGTAGAGCTTTCCGTAGAAATCGCCCTCTTTGCCCGCGGCGGCTACAAACGCCTCGCCGATCTTTTGGCAGAGTGCCTTCAGGCTGCCGTTCCACGGGCGTCGTTGCCCGCGCTGCCAGCTCACCGACGGGTCCAGGCCGGCGAACCGCCAGATGCGTCCCACGGTCGGCGCGGCTTCGATCTCAATGTGAGCGGCCAAGCCTGCCGCCATGGCCGGAAGGATCCCCACGATGCTCTTCGCCCATCGCGCCTCTGGAATAGTGTCAGTCCAGGCGTCCAGCACCCGGTCGATCTCTTTCTGCGTTGCGGCCGTGTGCCCGGCGAGCGCCTTCGGCTGGCTGCTGAGCAGGAAGTAGGCTTCCACCAGCTTGCGGACCTCCGGAATGCCGAGTTTCTTTTCGCTGTTCTCCATGCGCTGCTCCTTCCCTGGTGGCTCGCTCGGGGTTTGGTACTCTCGGTTTGGCTGGTTGCCGACTACGCCGCCGCTTCGACCGGCGGCGCCGTATCCACGGGCAGGCGCACGGCGAAGGTTTGGCACATCTGGTGGAACTCCATGGCACGCGCGGCCTCCGCCTCTGACAGCCGGCGCACGAATCGGAACACAGCCTTGCCGTATGTCTTGCCCTGCGGGTTCTGTGCCTTTTCGAGTTCGATGGCGACCAGAGCCTTGGCATACGGGATCCCCTGCGTCGTCAGGCGCGTGAAGAACTGCCGCGCGGCCTTGAGGCTGGTTGGCGGCAGCGAGACGATCTCCGGGAACATCGACTCGCCGCGCAGCATGAACAGGTGCTTCACCTGCTTGCACGCCTGGCCGCCGTTGCCATCCTGGGCGGAGTCCCACTTCGCCAGGGGGCAATTGGCGCATTCCCCGCCCGGCTCGCCGGTGCCTATAGTGCCGTCGAGCGAGGAACAGTCCGGCGGAGTATTGCCCGCTTCCTTCGACTTGTAGTACACGCGCGTGTCCCGGGCGAACACCACCACGCCCTCGATGCGCTGCACCGTCTCCTCGCCGTCGAGGGTCGGGATGAGCCACAGCGAGGTGCCCGGGTTCACCTTGATCCGCGGCAGATCGAATTCCGAAACGCTGCCGTTGCCGATGTTCATGGCGAAAGCCTCTTGCATCGCCGCGATTTCCTCGGGCGCAACTGAGAGCGCGCGAGGAGTATTGATTTTGGTCAGTTCTTGCGACATGTTTTCTCCTTGAAATGGACTGCTAAACCTTCCTGCTGCGCAGGGTGTGGACGAACGAGACCTTGAGGACGTCGCCCAGGGGCCTCGGAAGGGACTGGCGCACTTCCGCTTCGTCGTAGGGACGGCCTTCCCGCTCAGCGCGCGCGGCGACGTCGCGGGCCACTTCTCGCACAAATGCCGTCAGTGAGTTGGCGTTGTAGTTCTCGGCGACGTACTGACCCAGTTCCGACTGCTTCAGCGCGATGACCACATCCGCCCGGTCGTTGAGCGGGCCGGCGTAGATGTCCTGCGAGAGCGAGACCGTGCGGCCGTCCACGGTCATGCGCTGCACACCGTCGTCGATGAACTGCGGTACGAGCACCTGTTCCAGGTCATCGAGTTGCTGCTTGGTGGCCTTCAGTTCGTTGTCTAGGTCCCGTTTCCGGTTCTCCAGGCACACGAAGTGCTTCAGCTGCTCCATGTTCATGGCTTGTTCCCTTCCTTCCGGTCAGCTTCTGATTTCGGCGAGGATCGCCTGCACTACTTCGGCGCGCTTTTCGAGGGCGCGCATGATCTTTGTGTCCACCGTGTTCCGCGCCACCAGGTGGATATGCTCCACCGGGCGCGTCTGGCCGGGACGATGGACCCGGCTGAGTGCTTGGTCGTATTCGCCCAGCGAGAAGCTGAGCGAGTAATATGCCGAGTAGCGGGCGCGAGTAAGGTCCACGCCCACGCCGCCCGCACTGATCTGCACCGCGAGCACCTGAGCTTTGCCGTCCTGCCAACGCTTCAACTCGTCGCGCCGGCCGGAAAGCTCGAGGCTCGGATAGCCTGCGGCTTTGGCTGCTTCGTGAACTGCATCGAGGTCGGCGTGAAACCGGCAGAAGACAACCACCGGTTCGTCGGGTCCGATGTCTTCCAGAGTGTCGGCCAGCAACTTTTCCTTGGCCGAATCCACGCGGTGGTACTGACCGTCGTCGGTCTTCACCCAGCCGCCTGCCACCTGCTGCAACCGCAGCAGTTTCACCATGGCGTTGCTCACCGTGATCCGTCCGTCACGAACCTCAGCAACAAAGTCATCTTCGAGGTCGCGGTAGATGCGCTGAGCCTCACCCGAGAGTTCGCAATGGTAGGTCACATGGGTTTGCAGCGGCAGGTCCAGGACGTCCTTCGACACCCGGAACGTGATAGTACGCATCAGCGCTTCGAGCTCGTCGAGACACTGGAAGCCGGTTACCTGCTTGCGCTGGAAGCCACCCATCACTGCGTACTTCTGTCGGAAGGCCGCAAAGGATGGGCCGAAGACTGTCTGGTTGAGGAAGCGGAACTGCGCATAGACGTCCAGCGGGCTGTGCGGCATGGGCGTGCCGGTGAGAGCCAGCCGGCCCCGCGCGTGCGACCGCAGGCGCTTGAAGGCCAGGCTCGCCTTGCCGCCGGGAGCTTTGAGGCGATGTGACTCATCGGCTATGATCAGGTCCCACTGCTGCTTCTCGGCCCATTCCGCGAAGGGGGTGCGCCATGCGGAGTCGTAGTTGATGATGACGGCGAGCGGGCGCCCGGTGGCCTCCGCGAGCTTGCGCTTCTCCTCGGCGAGTTCCTGCTTCTTGGCGACGCTTCCGACGCTGTCATCCAGCGAGACAACGATCAGGGGTAGGTCGAGGTGCCGTTCGATCTGCTCCTCCCAAACCGGAACGACGCGCAGGGGGCAGCAGATAAGGATGCGCCGCGCGGCCAGAGCCGCCAGTACCATGAGCGCCACGAGCGTCTTGCCGACTCCCATTTCGAGGGCAAGCAGCGTGGCGCCCGCGCCACGCACCAGACGCTCCATGGTGAACTGGAAAGCTTCAATCTGATGCCGCCAGGGTTTCGTTTTGAGACCAATTGGGAGGGCAACGTCGGCCTGCGGCTCAGCCTTCCGGGACGGGGAGGGCGCGGGCGATGGCTTCGCTGGTCCAACCAGCAGCGCCGTGAATTCGTCGCTGGCCGTGAGCCGTGGAATCGAGGATCGGATCAGGCGAGCATGCTGCGACGTCGCCGGGTAGGTCCAAACTTTGCGCGCGCAATCCCACGCGGCGCCAGGCACGCGCGTGCACAAGAGCAGGTTTGAGAACGGTGTCTTCAGGAGGATGCGGCCGGCGTCGACCTCGGCGAAGCTGCGGGCAGCCTCAGACATGGGCGCCCCCTTCTTCTCCGGCCTGCTCTCCACCGATGGGCCGGGAGTCCAGCCAAGCCTGAACGTCGGATGGCGCGTACCGGACGAGTTGGCCGACTTTGCGGTAACGGGGCCCGCGACCGATCGCCCGCCAGAATCGCAGCGTCCCGATGGAGACTCGGAACAGCCGCGAAAGCTCCTTCTCGTCCAGCAGTGTTTCCAGGGGTTGCTCGCTCATTTTGCCTGTCCCTCGCGGTTTCAACCCGCTTGGTACAAGGCGATAATGAGGCCTCGGATACTAAGAAAAGCCAGCCTGGAAAACTGAGAAGAAACTAAGAAAACTTCTGTGGGGTGGGTTTGGGCAGTCCCTGGCGAAGGATCTGCTCGATCCGAACGCAATGGGCGTAGTGATCGGGATCCGCACCTTTCAGCCAATCGTAGTAATCGGTCTCGTAAACTCCAGCCGCCTTCTGGATATCCACTACCTTGCAGCGATGCTTCCTCGTGAATTCCTTAACGACGCGCTTCCGGTCCGCGATCGGAGTCGCGGCCACAGTGTCGGCGGATTCGACGGGGTCTGTGGTAGTAAACCGCCCGTGCTCATCAACGAAGACCTGTTCCTCAAGACACAGGTAGCCCACGTTGCGAGCCTGGAGCCTCTCCTGAACCTGGACGCTTCGGTGCCGGTTCGTCGGGGCCAGGATGAGGAACTGCCCGGGGACGTCCGCTAGCAGGCTGTTCACGGCAGACTCGAAGGCCGCGGCTGTGTGGACGATGATGAGGAACACCGGCTGATTGAGGGAGCTTCTTCGGTTGGACAGGCCAACACCCCAAACGCCGTGGCCACGCGCCTGAGGAGTCCTGGCTCGAATCGAGGCAGCCTGAAGGATCGCCTGCAGGAAATCGGAGAGATCCAGCTCATGGAGGAGGGCCTCCTTCCCGGTCAGAGGCACATCCGGGCAAAGCTTGTGTGGATCTCGGCAGATGGCGACATACTCGCCGTCGCCGTGGTCGATGATCTTGCGCGGGCAATCACCACCACTCGGATATGGGCACGGGTAGTTCGAGCCCAGTTCATCCGTGGGTCGCAGGTGGGGTTGGAGTAGACCGAATTCCTTGCCGCCTTCTTTCTGCCAGAAAGCAGGAACGGCGAGGAGCCCCGGAACTCGCTCAATCGCTCGCCAGAGCCGCGTCAACGTTCTCATGGTCCACTTCCGGGTGCAAAGCCACGAACCCTCGAGCGCGTAGCCAATCTTCGATCAGCATCGCCTCCTCGCCGCGGTTATAGCCGGACTTGTTGCCGGCCTTGATCGTCACAGTCCGCGCCTTCTTCTCTCCTTCGAGCTTGACCTTGAAGACCGCCCTGCGGATGTGAGCCTCCCCCTCGACCTTCCTGCTCAACAGAGCCAGCGCCTTGAACAGATCATCTGCCCGATGCGTCTCAACGTGGTCGAACGCGCCATCCCAACCGTACTCGATCTCCCGCAGGCGGACAGACTCGATGCCTGCCACGTCTCGGCAGCTCAAGGCGGCCACACCGTCCCTTTTCAGCGGCTCCAGCGTGTACTTCTCGGCGAACACGAACTTGTCGTCGTCGCCGAAGAGGTGTCTGCCAAACAGCGCTCGGTACTCACGGAAATCCGGCAAGTTCGCCGCATTTATCCGCACCTCATTGTGCAGGACATCGTAGACCACGACATCGGTCTTCTCCGGCCGGAAAAACGTGCAAGTTGACTGCGTGCCCTTCCGGCTCGGTTCGCGCTTGCAGACCTGGCCATGCTGCACCAGGAAGCGCACCTCCCCATCGGAATCCTTGCGGATGACCCGGCACCCCGAGCCGCGCTTCTTCGACTGAAAGTACTCGTCGAGGGCCTGCTCAAGCGGAACCAGGTCAGCGGGCAGATCCTCAATGGCCAGTACTTCGTCAGGGTTTAACGCCCGGTAGCTCTCGAAGTTCTTCCTCTTCTCGAAGAGATGCTCAAGCTCCTTCCGCTCGAGGACCTGGGGGTCGTGCAGGTAGAGCTGGGTGGCCAGATCCGGAACGGTCTCGTCCGGCTCGACAAGCAGGCCGTTCTGGTGGGCCAGATCGAGAACCTCGTCGAAGTGCGCGTCTCCGCTGAAGTTTTCAATCAGGTGCAGTGCCTCGACCAGATCGGAGCTCATGTCCTCATCCGGCTGCGCAAGGATCCCACCAAGCGAGAGGTAGTCGATCTCGTCATCACCCGCGGCTGGCAGGGGGAACCCTTTCATTTCGAAAAACAGACGGTGCGGCTCCAGGAGCCGCATCAGGTTCTCAGGCCGGATTCGTTTCAGCAGATCCGGCTGAGAGAAGCTCTTGAATCTCAGCGCCATCTTCGTATACCTCAATCAGTTAGCTAGACGGCAGCGGCAGGTTGAACACCCTCAAAACAACGTCAGTCGGGCCCCCTGGAGCACATCTGGCAATCGATTATAACAGGCGAACAAGAAGCGAAGACATATCCACCATCCAACCTGTTCAGCGGGCTCGAAATATTTCGCTTGCGGCGATTGGCCCTGTGGAAAACTGTGGAAACTCGTCTACCTCTAACAATTTGAAAACAAGCACTATGCTCAAGCGTGGCGCACCTGCTTGTCGGCGCTCCGGTCCTGTTCCATCGGAGAGGCTCATGCCGTCACTGCGTCTGCCCGCAGAGCGAAACACGATAGGGCAATTTGGCGTTTGTTTTCGCTCTTTATTCGCCATAGAATAGACTAGGGTGCAACGCGGCGAGGACGCTTGGCTGAGATTCACGTGGTCGGCCAGTGCCGGCCAAATCACTGCCATGCCAGCGAACCTGTCGGGACGGGCATTGCAGGGAAACACGTTGTTCGTGGAGTGTTAATACAATGAAGAGCCTGGGTGCGCCGCATCGGGAAGGCAATGATCCGCCAAGCGCCGATATGACAAGGAGCCCCGCGTGAGCACGGACAGCTTTTTCGAAGAGTCAAAGGAACAGTCCGCGGTAAAGACCGCTATCGTCTCCAAGTACTTCTGGAGCTGGGCCAAAATCATCATGCCTCGGGCTCAGAAGAACCCGGAGAAGAAGATCGCGTACCTCGACTTGTTCGCGGGTCCCGGTCGCTTCAAGGACGGCACGAAATCCACGCCGCTGCTCATCCTGGAGAAGGCGATCCAAGACGAGACGATGAGCCAGATGCTGGTTACTGTTTTCAACGACAGGGATGACAGCAACGCCCAGGACCTTCAGTCGGCAATCGACCAACTCAGTGGAGTCGACAAACTGAAGCATCGCCCGATTGTTTGGAACAACGAAGTCGGTTCGGAGATGGTAAAGCTGTTTTCCTCGATTCGCCTCGTCCCCACGCTGTTCTTTGTTGATCCCTGGGGCTACAAGGGGCTCTCTTTGCAGCTCGTCAATTCGGTCCTTAAGGACTGGGGCTGCGACTGCATTTTCTTCTTCAACTACAACCGGATCAACATGGGGCTGAGCAACCCCATGGTCCAGGAACACATGGCCGCGCTGTTCGGCGATGAACGGGCGCAGACACTGCGCGACAAGCTTGAAGGTCTGTCGCCGGAGGACCGCGAGAGTTACATCGTCGAAGAATTGTGCGGGGCGCTCGGAGCAGAACAAGGACGGTACGTCTTGCCATTCAGCTTCAAGAACGATGCGGGGACGCGCACCAGCCACCACCTCATATTTGTCAGCAAGCACCCGCTCGGCTACGGCATCATGAAGGAGATCATGGCGGCCGAAAGTTCTTTGCACGAGCAGGGTGTCCCGAGTTTCCAATACAGCCCCGCCGACAGACGTTTTCCGCTGCTGTTCGAGTTGAACCGCCCGTTGGACGACCTCGAGGAGATGTTGCTCACGGAGTTCGCCGGGCGGACCCTTGCAATGAAGGAAACCTACGAGCGGCACCACATCGGCCGCCGTTTCATCAAGAAGAACTACAAAGATGTGCTGAAGCAGATGGAGGCCAAAGGACTGATCCGCTGTGAACCGTCTAAGCGCCCCAAGGACACTTTCGGGGACAACGTGATGGTGACCTTTCCGCGCACAGGAGGCGACAGTGGCAAAGTCAAGCATTGAGTGGACGGACGCGACTTGGAATCCGGTCACAGGCTGCACAAAGATCAGCCCTGGCTGCAAGCACTGCTACGCCGAGCGGATGGCGAAACGACTCCAAGCGATGGGGCAGAGGAACTACGCCAACGGGTTTGAACTGACCCTGCAGCCGCACATGCTCGAACTCCCGCTGAAGTGGCGGCAGCCCTCGCAGGTGTTCGTGAACTCCATGAGCGATCTCTTCCACGAGGACGTGCCGGCCACCTACATCAAGCAGGTGTTCGATGTCATGCGGCGCGCCCACTGGCATCAGTACCAGATCCTCACCAAACGATCCGAGCGACTGCGCGAACTGGCTTCAAAGTTGCCGTGGGAACCTCAGATATGGATGGGTGTAAGCGTGGAGAATGAGGACTACCTCTACCGAATCGACGACCTCCGCCATACGGGGGCTCATACTAAGTTTCTGTCCCTGGAGCCGCTTCTCGGCCCGCTGCCCAAGCTGAATCTGCGCGGGGTCGACTGGGTCATTGTCGGTGGCGAATCGGGGCCCGGCGCCCGACCCATGCGTCCCGATTGGGTGGGGCAGATCCGCGATCGATGCCTGAACGCAAATGTGCCGTTCTTCTTCAAACAGTGGGGCGGCCCCGTGAAGAGTCGGACGGGCCGATTGCTCGATGGCCGAACCTGGGACGAGATGCCCGGCGGGGCGCCCGCAAGAGTCGAAGATCCGCTTCCGATCCTGGCCACTGCAGTCGGATGATCGTGGAGTTGGTCGTCTGGGACATGGAGAGGGACACCTTCACCTGGCGTTCGCCTGGTCTCTGCTGCTTGGTTTCTCAAGCTGGTCGCAGGTTCCGAGCAGTGCCTCTGCATATGCATCAGCTGATGATCTAACCCATTCGGCAGTCACCGTTTTCGTCCACCAGATCAACAGAAGGCAAACCGCAAAGCCGGAGACCAGCGCGATCGGGAGCGCGGACCTCGCCATTGGCGACGCAATGATCGGTCGGATTGTCACTGCCAACAAGCTGGCCGACCCAAGCCAGATTGCCGGCGTGCGAACACCCAGGCAATTACGACGGAACCCGTACTCGACATTCTTGGCAAAAACCAACGGGTGGTCGTCCTTCTTCCTCGTTCTAGCGCGGAGATACTGCCCGCATGACTCATACAATCTGTCGGCCGCTTGTGGATCCTGAGACTCAGACTCGGCGGTCGGCATGTCAGCCACAGGCACGAGGGCGGCCAACGCATTGCGGTAGCGATTCTTTGTCACCGAATTCAGGGTGGAATCGCGGTGACGTAAGTACCTAGTCGTTGGCGCCCCGCCCCAGAGGTCAAAGAGAGTGGGTTGCAACTGAAATCCACGCTCGCGACCCAGGTGTTCGAGAATCCCGAGTAACCCCAGAAAGACAACGCAGCCTCCGATAACCTGCCATTCCTTCCAATCGAGAGAAACCACAGCGATCAGCGCAAACACCACCGGGGACGAGGCGATGAGGGCGGGCCACAACCTCGCGCGAAGGACATAGCTGTCGAGTTCCACATTCATCGCTGTCTACGCCTCAACCTGGTTGAAGAAAGGGATGGCAGTCACTGACACCCAACCCGCACGCGCCGGCACGCCAAGATGATGGCACAGCGTCTTCCCTTGAGTCGCATACACGGATGCACCTCGACGAATCAACGCATTCGTCACTTTCTTGGAGGGATGCTTCAGGCCTCCGTCTGGCGCGACGGAAACATACGCAGTGGCGGCCTTAATGCGATCCAGGACACATGGCCCCACGTTGCGCTTGCTTCCGTGGTGAGGCACCTGCAGGAAACGCAGCGCGGTCAGGTCGATCCCACACGAATCTGCGAAATCGGCAGCTCGGGATAGGGATGGGATGCCGGCGTCACCAGTGAAAAGAAGCCGGTGGCCATCGATGGTCAGCAATACGATGGCGCTTGAGTTGTTTTCGGCTGGGGTCTCTCCGGCATCATTCAGAGTTTCAAAGCCGATAGTCTCAAACACGAAGCGACCAGCTTCTTTCAAGCCCGCTACCGCGGCATCGACTATAGACCGCAAATCGCTCCTCGGTTCCGGCGTGCACCGGAATTCGGGCAAAAGGCTCTGATAGTACTCCTCGGTCGGGCCGAGGACTAGAAGGCTGCCCGAGTCTGTTTGCACGCCTGCAAAAGGTTCGGTGATTGGGATCTTCTTCCGAACCGCCATCTGTTCAAGCTCCCACGCTAGATCGAGTCCCTCCTTGAGCTTGTCTTTCAATCCCGTCGTGGTCAGTCTTCCGCTCTGAAACATCTCGCGGATATCGGCCGCATGTTGCCAGGGTCGGTGCATCAGCAGGTTGCCGACCTGCATCTCCTCAAGCACGGTTCGAAGTCCAGAAGCGTGGTCGCCGTCCGGATGCGTCAGAATGGCGAAGTCCACACGAGTCGTATTGTAATGTTGCCTTAGATGCTTCACCAGAGCAACGCCGGAATCCTGGGTGCCACCGTCGATTACGATAACCGTCTGTTGGCTAAATCCCCAGTCACCAAAGCGGACCGCGATTGCGTCCCCGCTCTTTTCACCTTCTCCGACCGGTAGAAAATCCACTTCGAATCCCATCCGTTCCTCCGCATCAATATCCGAGTTCAGATCAAGAGGCCCGCTCCTGTCCGCACATCCGGTTTGCACGTCCGCCCACACGCCGCTGCCAACCGGGCACATACGCGTTCATCAAGCTCTTGAACAGCTTTCCGTGGTTGGGCACGTGCAAGTGCAGCAACTCATGTACGATCACCACCTCGCGGAACGCCGCCGGTTCGTCCAGCAACTCCGTACTGAAGCAGATGCGCCCGGTGGTGGAGCACGAGGCCCACTTCTTGGTCATCCGCTGGATTTGGACCCGCTTCGGCTTGGCGCCGATCTTCTTGGCCCAGTGCTGGATCTCGTCCCGCATGCGTTCCTTTGCATTGTCCATGTCGGTGCTCACGATCGCTGGAGCTCCAGCATGCGCTTCACTACCGCCACCATCCCCTCTTTGCCGACAACCGGCAGCACAAGTTTGTACATCTCGGCCTTCAGCTGACGTTCCTCGGCGACGTTGTCCCGGTAGTTCGGGTACTTCTGGAAGGCCGCTTCCACCTTCGGCGCAACCTTGTCCGCATCGCAGGCGCCAGACTGCTTCAGCATCCAGAACAAGGTGAACGTATTGATGTCGAAGCCAGTCCGCTCCCGCTCCCGCTTCGCCTGGAGGTACTCCTCCATCAGGCGCGCCAACTGCTCCAGTGCGGCCTGTGTCGTGATTTGCCGATCGTCGTATCCCTCGAGGATCGCCTCCGTCCGCTCGCCGATCGGGATCAGGTACGGCTGCTGGTTCGCCTCCTCGCTGATCGCCGTGAGCAGACTCTTGCCAAGGTTGATCACCTTCGGCGGTTCACCGCCCTTCGTCGTCTTGAGCGCATTGACCGTGTTCTCGTCGATCCGGACCACCTTCATCACGGTGTCCAGACCCGTACTGGCAACGGTCTTCTTTACGAGGTCCTCCGTCTTGTTCATCAGATCCTTGATCATCATCACCTTCTTGGCGAAGGAGTTCTTCACGATCTGATACAGCACGGCGAGCTTGCCATAGTTCTCGACGTACGGGCGCAGGAACACATCGGGCGAGATGATCTCGTAGAGCATCTCCAGTTCCTTGAAGAGCTTGTAGAAGGTCTCCCGGCGATCCTTGTCCTCGAATGTCTCAATCGCCTTTTCGACGGTCTTGTCGTCGACTGGCCCCGAGCACAGCTCCAGATACACCGGTGCCTGCTCGTCCATCAGCGTCGCAAACCGATGCTTCAGGACGTCGATGTTCTGAATGGCGTTACCGACCACATCGGAATCGAAGGACAGGGCCTTTTCCAGCCTCTCGAAGATGCCGACGAAGTCGAGGACGTAGCCGACGGGCTTCTTAACCCCTTCCTCGTCCTCGTAAGGCCGGTTCACCCGGGCAATCGCCTGAAGCAAGGTGTGATCCCGCATGGGCTTGTCCAGGTACATGCAGTAGAGGATCGGTGCGTCGAAGCCGGTCAGCAGCTTCTCGGTCACGATGAGAATCTTGGGCTGCGTGCCGCGTTTGATGAACGCGCGCCGGATGCGCTTCTCCTCGTCCTCGCCGATCTTGAACTCCGCCAGCAGTTCGCTATCGTTGTGGACCGACGTGTACACGACCGCCGAATACTCAGCCGGCAGGTACTTGTCCAACGCCTTCTTGTAGAGCGCGCAGGCCTCCCGGTCGACGCCGACGAGGAAAGCCTTGTAGCCGAGCGGCTCGACGTTTTCGCGGAAATGCTGGGCGACGAACCTGGCCACCTTGTCGACGCGATCGGTTGCCTTCAGGAACGTCTGCAGGTTCACGGCGCGATCCAGGATCTTGTTCAGCTCCTCGATATCACTGACGCCCTGCGCCTCCGCCAGGTCTAGGAATTCCTTCTCGAGTTGCTCATGCGGGACGCGGATGTCGTTCGGCGCCAGCGTGTAGTTCAGCGGTAGCGTGGTGCCGTCCTCGATTGATTCGGAGATCGAATACTTGTCGAGGTAGCCCTTGTCATCGTCTTTTCCGAAGACTTTGAACGTGCCCTTGCCGTAGGCAATCTTGTCGATCGGTGTGCCGGTGAAGCCCAGCATGGTGGCATTCGGGATGGCCGCCACGAGGTAGTTGCCGAGGTCGCCGCTGGTCGTGCGGTGGGCTTCATCCACCAGCAGGAAGACGTTCTCCCGCGTGCACATGTCGGCGTCGGCTTTGTCGAACTTGTGGATCATGGAAACGATCAGGCCCCGGTAATCCGAACGGAGCAGTTCCCGCAGATGTTGTTTGCTGCGGGCGATCTCGGGCGCCAGGCCGTAGGCCGCGATGTTCGCGAAGAGCTGGCTCTCCAGTTCGTTCCGGTCGACCAGCATGATCACGGTCGGCTTCTCGAAAGCGGGATTCCGCAGGATGAGGTCAGCCGCCTTGATCATCGTGAAGGTCTTGCCCGATCCCTGGGTATGCCAGATCAGCCCGGTCTTCTTCTCCGGATCAAGTGCGCGCTCCACGACCTTCTCGACCGCCCGCGTCTGGTGCTGGCGCAGGACGATCTTCCGCAGTTCGTCGTCCTTCTTGTAGAAGACGATCCAGGACTCAAGGAACTTCAGGAAGCGCTCCCGCGAGAAGAACCGCTTGACCTTCTTCTCGAAGTTACCCTTCTCCTCGTCCTTCCAGTTGAAAAGCCCCTTCCGATCCAGATTCCAAGTGACGCCGTAGTAGAAGTCGAGGATGTGCGTGACGTCGAAAACCTGGGGCGACGTCATCAACTCCGGCGTCTCCCGATGGTAGCGGCGGATCTGCGTGATCCCGTCGCCGATGCCATCCTTTTTCGTGGCGCTCTTCGTCTCCACGATGGCCACCGGGACACCGTTGATGATGAACATCACATCCGCCCGGTTGGTGTACTTGCCGTTGGTGTATTGCCACTCGTCAGTCACGTGGAAGACGTTCTCAGTCGGATGTGAGTAGTCGATCAGCATGACGTTTCGCTGCCGCTTCTCCGACTGGACGTAGATCGAACGCTCACCGCGGAGCCAGGCCAGAACCTCCGCGTTGCCCTCGATGTTGTTGCGAGCGCTCTCGATTCTTGCGATCACCTCATCGACATTGTTGACCGTCACCACACCAGGATTCAGGCTGATCAGTTTGTCGCGAAGCGTTTGGTAGAATAATCCGCCGCTCTCGCCGCGGCGGAGGGTGAGTGCTTGATCTGGGGTCAGGTAAACCCATCCGATCTCGCTCGCATATCCGACGAGGGGATTCTGGACGGTGGCCCGTTCGCTGCCGATGCTAGGCATTCGACGCCTCCACGACTTGCAGGGCATCGAGGCTAAGCGCCCGAGTCATCACGGCGTCGAGCGTCGATGAGAACAGGCCTCGAAGTCGATCGAGCTTCTCCTGCGCGATGCGTTCGCGTCGATCCAGCAAGTGCATTACATGAGCTATGGCCACCTGCTCCTTCGGGTCCCGGGGAACAGGGACTAGAAGTTGGTCGACAGATGCACTTCCCATTCGGCGTGTCCCGTGTGCGGACGTGCTGATTTCGTGGGAAAGCGCTTCTTTCCGCGAACAGAGCGCGTAGAGTAGAAAGTCGGAATCGATCTTCCCAGTGGGCACGAGTGCCTTCATGTCCTGATTAAAAGCCATGGGCACTTCCGCGATAGCCATCGGCACGTTCTTGGCTAGAATCATGCCTCGAATGACTATGAAGATCGTCTTGGGGGGCACCAACCGTGACCCGGATTCCACCGCTTCGCGTGTGACGTGGTCTTCCGTGTCGCGAAGACGGAGTCTTTTCATGTCTTTGGGGCTGGCCCAGGGGATTTCCCCTGCCCACCAATCGAGCCGCTGCTTGGAAGGTGTACCACCGCTGACAGGGTCCGCAACCGATCCAACAGTCTTCGCGTCCCAACTCTCCGGAAGGTCGCCAATCGCGGTGGGCTTCAAGGGCTCTCCCCTCATTCCTTCGGTGAGCAGCTTCGTCTGCGTCGCCATCTTTAGGTTCGCAATCGTCTGTGTCAATTGCTCCTGGAGTGCAGCCGCCGACTCAATGAACTTCAGTACTTCTCCGATCTTCTTCTGCTCTTCGTCGCCGGGGATTTGGAGAACTATCTGCTCTAATTCGTTACGCTGCAGACTCGGTATCACATCGTCGCTTGCGCCGATTTCAGCGTGGCGCAATGCGTAATAGACATAGCGAAGATCGATTCGCTTGTTTGGCTTCGGTTCGAGGTAAAAGGTCGTATCCGACGGAAAGCACGGAGTCTCCATTAGCCACGCCTGCCCGGCGCTACCTTTACGGCCCACAACGATTGTCGGGAAAGTGATAAGGGGATCCGCGGTCTTGGCGTAGACACCGCTCGATCCTACGACAGGAACATCGCCGCTGCCGCCTGGGTTTGAGCGACCGTACTTCACGTCGAAGTATTCGCTTAAGGGCGCTTTCATCCATTCGCCTGGCATCTTATGACCTCCATGCGTAGCCGATCGAGGTGAAGACTCTTCCCAGCTCTTCGTCGATTGCATTCGCTTCCGTGTTCAACGACGCGACTGCGTCGAGGACGTCCTGAATATCCAGGTGCTGAGTAACACGAGATGAAAACACGTACTTTGATGGGGAGAGGTTGAAGTCGCTCGCCTCCAATTCCTGCTGCTCGATGACCCTCATGAATCCTTCGATATCTCGCCCACCGTGGAATGCGGCGGCGATCTTCCGGACAGAGTCCTCATTCAAGAAATTCTTCGGCCGGCCTTTTTGGAATTCGGAACTGGCGTTGATGAGGAGCACTTTCCCACACAGTTCAGGGCTCTTGTGTCGGTTTAGTGTAATGATGATTCCCGCCGCTGTCGTGTTGTAGAAGAGGTTATCCGGAAGGAGAATGACGCTCTCGATCCAGTCCTTTTCGACGAACCACCTTCGGATCGACTTCTCTTTGTTGTCTCCTTGACTGCCACTTCCACGACCCACTGCTCCAGCGTCAATGACAACAGCCGCTCTGCCGTCTGGTTTCATGGAGGCTGCAACGTGCTGGAGCCAAGCCCAGTCGGCACTGGACGTCGGCGCGTAGCCGCCGCTGTTCTCAAAACGCTCGTAGGGGTCGGTTTCGTAACTCTTTGGATCGAAGTTATCCTGATTCCACATCGGATTAGTCACTACGATGTCGAACTGTTTCAATCGACTGTCGTCGAAGAACTTCGGGTTTGCCATGGTGTTCCCGCGGACAATCTCCCCTGCCATGTCGTGTAGGACCATGTTCATTCGAGCGATAGCAAACGAGGATCCGGTCAGTTCCTGCCCATAAAGCTTCAGCGGGCGGTCAATCTGTGCCTCGCGCTCCTTGAGGGCCAACTGGCACTTGACCAATAGACCTCCTGATCCGCAGCACGGATCGTAGACTTCCTCTCCTTGTTTCGGCTGAACCAGGTAGGCCATGAGCCAACCGACTTCTTTTGGCGTAAAGAACTCGCCAGCGCTTTGGCCCTGGCCCTCGGCAAACTTCCGGAGCAAGTACTCGTAAGCGCGCCCGAGGAAGTCCGGCTCCACGTCCTTCAGTCCCAGGCGGTAGCGGGGATCGCTCAGCGTCTCGATCAGCTTCGCCAGCGCCTCGTCGCTGATCTCGCGTTCGCCGTTGCGCGTTTCGTTGTAGTCGACGATGTCGATCACACCCTGTAGGCTTGGATTCGCCTTTGAGATCGCCCGGATCGTGTTGGTCAACTGCTCGCCGAGCGTCTTCGGCTTGCGGTCCTCTGGCCAATCGAACGGCTGGCGCCGACTGACCACAGGCCACGTGGCCTCCGGGGGAATGTAGAAGCGGACGAGTGAATGGTCGGCTTCCAGGACGGTCAGCGCGACATCCTTATCGCCGAACTCCTCGGTCAGGCGGGTCACCTCGTCCTCGAAAACGTCGGATAGCCGCTTGATGAAAATCAGCGGCAGGATGTAGTCCTTGAACTTCGGGGCATCCTTCTCTCCCCGGATGGAACACGCCGCCTTCCAAAGCAGGCCTTCCATGGACCGCTTGTCCATGACCTGACCGTTTCCGTTCGGCGCGCCATTTTCATCAGCCACCTTCTTCCGGCGGCCGCGCCGCATGGGCTCGACCGGCGTTTCGGAAGCTGGCTCGGCGACACCGTCCACGCCCACGAGGCGCGTGTGAAGATCCTGGTAATCGGGGCCAAGGGACTCAATGAACTTGCCGATCGAGTGCCGAACCGCGCTGTCGGGCCGGTTCTTCCCTTTTTCCCAACGGTTTACGGTTGGGAAGGACACCCGGAGCTGGGCGGCCAGCTTCTCCTGGGAAAGCCCGAGACGACTTCGGAGTTCGCGAATGAGCTCGGGGAACTGCAGATCACTTGGCATTGATAATCACCATAAGGTAATCATCTGCTATAGCAAGTGATATGTCAAGTCTTATATTTGATGAAGGATCAACAGCTTAGAATCAGGCCAGCGGCGTTCAGAAGCGTCGCGAGATGCGGTCACCGGAATCCGCGCACGAATCCGCCTCCCCGGATAGCACAGGACAAGCCCCGCGCCAGCCTGCAGATCTGAACCGGGTCAAGAGCCTTTTTTCAACGTCTTACGGTCGGAATTGGGCTCCAAGGGGGGGTGTCGAAGAGGTGGTTGAGTACGTTCCGTGGGTTGTTGGGGAAGATGATGGCGTCGCTAGGAGAGTCGGCTGCGGCAGGCGACACGGCAGAACAGGAACTGCTTGTGGTTGGATCGCGACTCATCGCCGAAGGCCTCGCGGTACTTCTCCTGGAGCTGCGCGGTCGTCAGGCAGCGCAATCCCTCGATCTCTTGACGGACTTTGGTCGCGTTTCTCACGCCGTTAACCAGCAGACAAACGAGGGCTCTCTGTCTGCGGCAAGTCAACAGGGAGGTTGACCGATTTGGGGAACAGCAGGTTGACGAGTGCCTCACCCAGGATGCTTCGTGGAAGACTTGATCGAGCCCGGTGTCGCGATCGCACATGAGCGGTCTCCTTGAAGACCGCCCACGACGATCTCCGCCTTGCGGTCGATGCGTCGTCTGGTGGGAGTTATCTACGCGGCGTGCCGTCGCGTCCGTGAACTGCATACGCCGCGCGAGTTCGAATTGTCAGGGTCGGAGCATCGGCACCCGCTCGCACGGGATCGCGTCCGGGAAGGTCCGCTACCCGACCGGAGACACACGGCAGTGGACCCCGGCAACTTCCAGGAATCGGACTTGGGGCACGCGTGGCGGAAGGTGGCATAATACCCCAGTGCAAACCGAAACTGATTGGCTGGAAGAGTATCGGACCCGCAGGGACTACGCTCACTTAACGGAGGAGCAACTCTGCGGGCGGTATGCATCACTCCTTGAGAACACAATCGAGTTCGACGATTTCGGCAGTGCGTTCGTGGCTCGCAGCGCCCTGCCGTACTGGTCGAAACGCCTTTGCTGGACAGAGGAGGAGTTCCGCCTGCGTTCGCTGACTGAGCGAATCGCTGAGCTCCAGCAGCGAGAGCTGGCTCGCCCCAGGCCGCGGGTAGTTGCAGCGCGAAGGCTTTGGTCAAGCATCGAAACTCCCGAGTTCGGAACCTACATTTTGAAATTCGGTCAGCGCCAGCACGTCGCGGAAATGCTTTCCAGGGGTCGATTCAGGGTTGCACCGGCGGCTTGGTACAACGACCCTTCCCTGAACCCGGCACTCCGAGACAATGAGTTGGCTGCGCAAGTGTTCTTCCCACGCGGATCACGGCTCTCGGTGAAGATCGAGGGAGAGTTCCAAGAACTCCGGGGTATCGTGGGGCCGCTCTGTCACAACCGCCACTGTGAGGACTTCTATGTGTTCTGCGCTACTGGCAGGTTCGACCCGAGGTTATTCGATGAGTTTCAGGCTGACGCTTGTCTTCTCGTCCGGGACCTCCAGGAGTTCGGACTCGCGCTCCTTCGCGGTGTTGCATCTGTAGCGGGAATGACCCAGGCCGCTCATGGCAGTGTCCACTACCTGGACCCACTTCACCCAGATGAGGTGGTCCACCTTGTCGAGATGACGAAGGACTTTCGGTACGAATATCAGAAGGAATGGCGCATTGCGTGGCGAGCAGAGCGACCCCTGCCTGAGGCGGCTCCCCCTGTTTTCGTGGAGATTACTCTCTCGGCCGGTTGCTGTGAGGCGCTCTATCTCTGAAACAGCCCCTCCAGTGAGACTCGACGAGCCGCAATCTCGCGAGCCGATACTTGAGGAGATCGACCGCCGTCCACCAGCCCCCACGACGCTGACCACGCACCGCCCGTTCGGGACGTCTGGCATGGGTTCTGGCAACCTGGCGGAGCCGTTGACCAACTCGGCTGATCAGGGCGGAGACGGGTAGAAACAACCGCCGGTGACCGCCGCGGCGGCGCCGGGTTGCCCTCCCAAGCCGAACGTGGAAGCAGGCGGAGAGGCAGAGAACCCGCGAAACGTCGGCCAGATGAAGACTTATGGATGGAGCGAAGGTGCCAACCAACTGCGGGGGAATTCGTTGTGGGGAAAGGGGTTGGCTCCTCTCCAAGCTTCCAAAGCCGTCCTCGCCGTCAAGGGTTAGTCAGCCATGTCAAGGGCCAAGTGAAAGGGAACCACCGAGGCGGCGCAAAAGGGAACCACTCTGGGCATTCCCAAGGGTAGGCGCGTGTTGGGGCCGGCTGGAGCGGAGCCCTGCGAGCTGTAGCTTCGAATCTCCATTGAGGCAGGACTGCACGCACCTTCACGCTCTCAGTAGACATGGCGCCTGACCCGCCCGCCGCCGCCAGCGACCGTGGTCGGGACGATCGTCGTATCCGCCGATTTCGCCGAAAACACCATGTAGCCGTTGACGGTCGGCCCGCCGCGGAAGCTGTAGTTGTTCTGACCAATCGCGAAGTCGAATCGTTGGGTCGGCATGTCGTAGATGTTCTTGCGAATGATCCCCTTCTTCTCGGCCCAGGAGAAGGGCATCTCGTCAAACCAGATCGACCGTACCTCCACCTGTGCCATCTCAGTTCTCCGTTAGGGGCACGGCCAGCCACAGACCGGAACCGGATTGCTCCGTGCTGAACTCGAACCACTGTTGGCCGGAGGAGTCCACAGCAAGCGAATCTACCGGGGTGTAGCGTCCCGCAATGGCCGCGGCCCAGAGCCAGCCCACCGTGTACCATGCGGAGGCATCCTGGTCGGTGCCGAAGGCGATGGGCGATTCCTGGAAGAAGTACCGATCTCCCACCCACTTCAGGGAGTTGATTCCTGGAACGAACATCCTGCCGGTCTTGTTCAAGTCCTCATCGGTCCAGAAGTACTGGTTGACTCCTTGAATCCAGCGAGACTGGTTTTGGCCGAGCGCCCTGTACCTGAAGCCCGTGCTGGCGCGCACATGTTGCCAGCCGCCGACTGCGAAGGAGATCTGGCCGGCGTTGACGTCGGCAGCCCGTGCACTTCCGGACGTGTAGCTGCCTGCCGCGACCGCCTGGGAGCCGTCGAGAGTGTAGCCGTCGGGGCCCGTAACGGTCACATTCCAGAAGCCGTTGATGCCCAGTCCTTCGGCGCCCCAGATGTAGACGTTGCCCGTGGCAGTCATTCCATGAGGGCGATCCGTGGTGATCTGGACTAGTGTCCCCCCGCCTCCGGTTGCCGAAGACACAACCGGGGCCTCGAGTTGGCTCGGGTGCTGTGTGACGAATGCGCAGCAGGCCGTTTGTGTCGCGTTCGATCCAGGGACATAGAACCACAAATGGTAGCGATGGGCGATCACCTTGAAAAGCCGTCCGGAAGCCATTGCGATTGCCTTGCTGACCGAGCGGTAAGGGGTAGCCCAGCGGGTGTTGGAGCTCGTGACGCCGAATGAATCAGCCTGCAACTTGTCCCCGACGCAGAAGGTGACCTCGGTCGAGCTGTAGCGGCGAAACTCGCAGGCGACCTGCAGACCCTGCGGTGTCCGATCGGAAAGCAACCTGTAGCCCCCATACAGTGGGTTCGTGGTGGATCCGATCGACCAGTTTGGAGTGACTGCTTCGGCAACGGTCAGAGAGTTGCTGTCCGGCCCTCCGGTTAGTGCCTCGACCCAGAACTCAGTCTCGGCGGAATTGAGAAAGGCGCGAAAGTATGGGTTGGCGGTGGTGGCGTTCGAGTATTCCGTCCCCTTGCCGACGCCGTTATCGAGCACGCAGTTGACGAGTCTCCGGTACGAGACTGCGGCGCTGGCGCCAATGAGAACCTCGCGGGCTACCCCGTTGTTGATCGAGGTGCGAAAGGTATAGGCCAATCCGTTCAGGGTGACGGTCTGGGCGGCTGTGGGATTCGTGGTGGCGAACGGCAGGTAGTTGCGCGCCCCCAGGCCGGCGGCGCTCCATCCGGCGTCGACAGCAGCCTGCCGTAGAGCGTTCAGGAAGAGAGTGGCTTCGCTGCCATCGATCTGGCGGTGAACGACGTCCCCGGCCGGCGTGCCGGTTTGGTCTGGCATGGGGATCGGCATCTCAGTTGTACCCGTCAGGAATCCGGTAGAGCAGCGCGAGGTTCTTCGTGCCGGCGTCGTTGGTGTAGGCCTTCCACTTCTTTCCGTCGGCGTCCACCATCTCGGAGTCGAGCGGAAGGCTGACGTAGGCCAAGGCCGTGTTGAACATCCACCCCACGGCTTCGGGAGGGTCAGTGCCGTTGTATCCCTGGACGCTCCAGGCCAGGAGCGCATCGGCCAGCCAGTGGCGGCCACCGAACCATTGGCGGGTCAGGCTACTCCCGACTCCGTAGTACTGCAGATCGAAGTCCGGGTTGTCGAAGTAGGCGTAGCCGTTGTAGCAGACCCACCCATCCCCGCGTTCGCGGAAGCCTCCGCGCGTGTCGTTGAGCGGGAAGGGCCCGACGGAGGCATTCCTCCAATGACCATTGCCGCCGGAGATGCCGCCATTCTGCCCCCAGTTGTCCCACGCCATGAAAAACGACTGGCTGGCCTGCCCTGGTCCGGCGACGATGGAGGGATTGTCTGGGTCATAGCTACCCTGCACGGATTGCGAGTTCCGCAGGCGATAACTGTCCAAATCGATGACCTCAATGACCCAGGAGCCGTTCAGGGTCATTCCGCCCGAGGACGATCGGTCGATATACACCTGGTTGCCCGTCGAGTACCCGTGCCCCGTCTGCGTGATGAAGACGGCGGCCGAACGAATTGCAGAGCCGCCGCCAGAGTAATTGCCGTTGCCGGAAGAACCATTCAGCGTGAACGTGCCGGGCCCGGTCACGGTGATGTACCACGTCCCGTTGGCCGCCGTGTTTCCCTCAACACCGCTGATAACGACCTGTTCGCCGGTCGAGAATCCGTGATCCGTAATGCTGACCTCGACGGGCGAGGCGTTGGTCGCTCCGGAGATAGCCTGTTCCGAATCCTTGACAGCGTTCTGGATTTGGCCGGGCGCCTGCCATTCGGGCAGGTAGAGCGTTCCACAGATCCCGCAACCGGGTCCGACGACGATGGTGGGGTAGAAAATCAGAAACCAGAATTTGGTGGCCAGAACTTCCGGTGCGTATTGGAGCGTGGCGGCCCAAGTGTCGCAGTTGGTATCGCTCTGGATGGAGCACTTAATGGAGCCGTCCACCGACTGCGGACGGATGAGAATGTAGGAACCGGTTCTGCCGTCTTCAAGTGACACGGCAAACTGTAAACCCTGCGGGGTGACTGCGGAAGATAGCCGGCGCTGCGACCCACCAAGGTAGCTCCAGTTGAAGCTGGCGTTGTTCAGGGTTTCGCTCACCGGTTTGCCTGTGTCCTCAACGCTGTGACCGGTCAGCGTGACGGCGCTCGCGCCCACCAACTCCGCCGAGCAGTCAGCGTTCGGCGTGGTGCCCGCGCCATAGGTGATGCCTTCGTTCCACTCGTTGTCGTTGACGGCGTCGACGAGATTGATCGCGCAGGCGGCAGCGCTGGCGATGATCTTCACTTCGTCGGGGGCACCGGTCAGCGTGGTCTTGTACGTGTAAGTGCGGCCGTTGATCGTGACGGTCTGGTTGTTGGCGGGTACACCCGTGAAGGTCAGGGTCGCGTTGGGCGACACATCGCCCTCCTGGTCGTGCGACCATCCGGCGTCGAGCAGCGCCAGCCGCAGACTGGACAGGAAGTCGTAGACGCTGGTGATTGGCAACTGCCGCCGGACGATGTCACCGGCAGGGGTGTCCGATTGGTCGATGAGGGGAATGCCCATCAGGGTCTCTCGAAGCGGTAAACCAGCGTGAAGGTCGGCTCGCAGTGGATCTCAAGTCCCGTGTCGTTGAGCCAGACGGCGACTTTGACGTTGAGGACGTGATCCGCAGCGAGCAGGCCCCCGGCCTCGGTGTCGTAATCGAACGCGGCCCGTGCTGGCTCACCGGAGGTTGCGACTTGGATGTAGAGGAAGGTATTGTCGGCCGCCCAGTCGGCCCGGACACTGCCTTCCGGGCCGGAATTGTGCAGGGCGAACAAGGCGCCAGCGAACTTTCCAGAAGCCACCTGCCCTTTGGGCCAGACCAGGAAATCGCCGTAGGCACGCAGGATGCGAACCCTGTGTCCGAGAGGCGGCGAGAAGCGAATCTGGAAGACGTGGAAGCCGGCACTACCCCACGTCCCTGGCCGGCTGTCGGGATCTCCCTGTAGATCGAGGCTGAAGTTCGCCGCCGCCGAATACGGGCCCAGATCTCTTCGCGGCTGAGAGCCGACGCCAATGCCGACAAGGGCGCCCGCCGAGGCCAGCAGCGCCGGCACTTTGTAGAACCACAGAGCCACCGCTACGCCGCCTTCAGCACCTTTTTGCCGCGCAGGACGAACTCCAGCCCTGCCGCCACGCCGTCTGCGGTGAGGTCGTACCGTAGGATGTCGTCCCGATTCAAGGTGGGGATCGCGAAAGCCGTGCCGCTCGAGCGGGTTTCTCCCACAGCGACCGACGGCTTCTGATCACCCGGAAAGAGAGAGGCCCACGACGTCCCGTTATCTGTCGACCGCAGGATGTCTACCGTCAGGACGGCGCTCGCCGGCGCCTCTTTCAGTTGGGCCGTCCACTCCTCTAGGTTGACTTCGAGCAGGTTGTCCTCGGCCACGCGGTAGTGGTTGTCCATGAGGTCGGAGCCGCTTTCAAGAGGGTCAGCTCCGTCCACAAACCGCGCCTGAAAGTCCTTGGTGACCGTTCCAGGTCCGCCGAAGAGGTAGATCTCACGGACCGGCGAATCGGCATCAATGGACTCGTGTGCGCCACCGTCTACACCAACGGCCTGGACCAAGACCGTCTCGCGGACCAGGTTGTCCACCCGCACGGCGAAGTCCATGTTCTGCAAGGGATCGACTGTGTCGAGAGGTGTCGATTCGGTCCGGACTTCCCACTTGGCTTCCTCGACGATGAAGATCGAGCTGGTATCCGGAAACTCGTCCCACTCACCTTCGATCGTCCAGGTGGTGGTTGTGTTCGAGACAACCTTCCGAACTTGCCCGCGGCCCCTGCCCGCGATGATGCGGATCAACCTCCCAGACTCGTCGTCGGTTGCCCCGTCCGGGTAGAAACAGTTGTGCGTGTTGGGGTCTCCGATGGTGTTCGCGCTCACGATCGTCGGCCGGTGGCGCATGATGAGAACGTCCCCGAGCTTCACCCCGTCGGCGAGAGGATCGTGGCCAGTTTCCAGGGTGAGCGTGTCGGCGTCGTTCGAAGCGACCCGGTAATTCAAGATCGGCAGGGGATCGGTGCTGTTGTACAAAGCCACGATCGACACGACATAGCCGGCCCACTGGTTCACGGTGAAGTTCCCGCCCGCGACCTGGATGGTGTTTGCAGTTACGCCCCCGACCTGCGCGCCAAAGACGCCGGAGTGGAAGATCTTCTTCGCGCGGAGGCGCAGGCGGTCAAACTCGCCATCCGGCACGCCCCAGGCTGCAACATTCAAAGGGCCGGCGATCGTGATCTGAGACGGCGCATCGGCTCCGTCCTGCTGCCAGGAAAGGCGGTCCCGATTCTCACCGGCAAACACCGAATACCCACCTGGCGCGCCATCCGGCCAGGCCTCCACTGTGACCGTGATCGTGTTGGTGTCGGTGCCTGTGGGGATGTCTACTTTGACGATCTCCGAGCTCTCCGAAAAACCACCACTCGCATCCTTGGCGCAGACCAGGAGGTAGTAGGTTCTTCCACCCTTGATCGATCCGTTCGTGGGCTGGCTGGTGACCGTTTTGGACAGGATGGGAGCACGGATGCTGCTGAATACGTTGACCGGAAGCTTCCCAGACACGATCAGACTGGCCATGGCCGTCCCATCAGCCGCTGTCTCGTATTTCGGCTTCAGCCCGAAGCCCCACTCCGTGGGATCAAAGATCGGATCGTTCGCTAGGGGCGCTACGTGGTAGGGCATCCAGCCGAATGGCGGGCGTGGCAGCAAGTCCCGGAACGAGCGCGGAAACGGCGACGCCGGCACGTCAGCGGGCTTGGGCCCAGCGACCAGGTTGTACATCGAATCAGTGGTCGTGCGCCCCTGGATCTCGATAGAGAAGTCCTTATTGAGCCGCCAGGTGACAACGCGGAATTCGCCGTGGCCAGCAGGCATGTCCGGGTGCGTCATCGAGCAGACCATGCCGGGCTCGACGTTCAGCGCGAGGACCGTAGTGCGAAAAGCAACCTGGCGTGCCGCCTTCCACTCTGCCAGGCTCGTCCCGCCCAATTCTTCCCGCAGCCGCGTGGTGATGATCCGGGCCGCCTGAGATTTATTGGCAGTGCCGGCCAGATTGATGTTGGCCTTGAGAAACAGGGGCGATGCCGCCCCACCGATCAGCTTCGCGTGGTCGATGTCGTACAGTGTGATCGAGTTGTTGGCGAATTCGAACTCCTCGTCGGCGAAGTTCGCGGCCAGGTAATTGAAACTGGGCTTCAGGGGAGACAGTTGCAGGCTCTGGAAGAGGATGTTGCCCAGAGTGAAGGCCTCGACCACGGACGAGTTCACCCGAACGCCCAGCTTGAGCTTGCCAAAGGCGAAGGTATAGTAGCCCAGGCAGTTCATCAGAACCTCCTGGGCCCAATCCCGCAAGGGCTTCTCTTCCTGGAGCACGCCGCGAAACTTGAACTGGGTTTCCGTGCCGGAGCCGAAGAGCTTCGCCACCTGCTGGTCCGAGATGGAGGCCGCTGCTACCGCGGCATCCACGTCAAAGTACTGCTCCGAGGCAGAGGCGTCGGCAAAGCGCAAGCCGCGAGCCCGGAGCAGCATGTTGATCACGATCCAGACCGGATTGGTGAGGACCTGCCAGGAGCGCGCGCCGGGCGCTGTCCATACCCAGCCGCGCAAGCCCTGCGCCACGATCGCCTGCATGGTGTGGTCCCCCGGTCGGGACAGTTGGAGGCCCTTCGTGTCGGAGCGCCGAATCACGAGGAACGCGGTCCCCGCCGCAAAGTTGTCCTTGTAGGTCGAGTTGCCGGAGAAGACTCTGCGCCAATCGCCGCCGGTAGTGTTTCCGGACTGGTCGAGCGACAACCAATCCTGCGCGCCGGCGGGATCCGAGCCAAGAACCTGGCGCAGACCAAAGCTGCCCGGGTAGCCGTGATGATACTGCTCGTCGAGTTTGTGGCCGACGCCGTATGCGCCCAGAGGACCCTCGCCGACAATGCCCAGGGCGATATAGAAGTCACTCTCGTCCCGGCCCGCCGCGATCTTGCAGTTCACGGGCATGTCACTGTCGGTATAGATCTCCGGCACCACCTGGTCGTAAATCGACTCCGCGACCAGCGACACACTGGTGATGGTGGATCGCCCGAAACCCCAGATCCCGGTTGAGTTGTCTTTGATGCGGACGCCTTGCGGTTCGGCGAGAATGCCGCCGTAGTAGCGCTTCATGCCGTGAGCGAGGCAGCCGTTCGGTGTTTCGTAGCCCTTGTCGCAGGTGGTCGGATCGGCTGAAGGGAAGTGCCCGTAGTCCATGGCGCCCTGGCTGGTGAAGGGGCAGCCCTGGCCATCGTTGAACTGCTTCCAGCAGGTACGCGAGATCCGGCGCGGGGGATAGGGCAGGTTCAGTTCGTAGAGGCCGTCTGCTGCCGTGACATGGAACTCCGGGCCGGAGTCCATCCCCCAGTTCACGATGTCGCCCTTCCAGAGATCCAGCTTGATCCCGGTTGCGACGTGGAAAAGGCTGAACCCTATTTCAGCCCGAAATAGGTCCACGTCATTGGCGAGATCCCGCATGACGCGATCCGCGTTTCCGAACGTGAAATTCGCCTCATCGGCCTCGTTGCCCACGCTCTGCGAAATGCCGTCGAACTCCAGCAGGCGCGCTTGGTAGAGCTGCCCTCCGATCGTGCAGCGCCGGTCGGAGAGGTAGATGGCCGGATACCCGGACTCGAGCGGTTGGAGTCTTACGAGCGGGATCACCTCTTGCACCTGCGAGAGGAGCGCCGCAGTGAGGGCAGAGCCGGGGAAGCGGGTCTCGACTGCGTTGAGTCCATAGGAGGGCTCCGTAGTGGGGATCTCGACGAGCGTCACGCCCAGGGAACAAATGGCGTTTGTGACCATCTCCCAAGAGAGCGGCTCGTTGGCGAAACGGCAGGTGTAAGCCGACGTGCCCAAGCCGTCGTCGTGGGGCGCGTTGAAAGTGAAGGCACCATACGGCCCGTACTTCTGCTCCCAGAAATCGCGCAGGGCACGACGGTCCGAGTCGCTCAGCCACGCCTTCCGGACCGTGAACCGCCTGGCCCCGTTGCCCAGCAGGAAGCGCTGCTCGATCTTGGCGTCGCCGCTGCCGAACTGGTGGATGGTCACCTCCGGAGAGATGGCGCGGCCATAGGGGTAGTCCGGCACGATCGGGAAAGTCCCGGAGACCAGGATCTCCGGCACGAAGATGCGTCCGATTTGATCAGACATGGCTCAATGGCTCCTTGGGTTGGAACTCGATATGAAGATGGTTGGATTCAAGGACCACGTCGAAGTCGGGTCCCAGGGCGATGCGGATTCGCTCGACGAGCGGCTTCAGTTTCTCCAGGGGCACGCTTTGCGTGCGGAGATCGGCGGCGCTGCCCGCGTAGTGAAGGGAACCGCGCGAATGGGCGCCCTCGATGCCGGAGGTGAGCATCAGCTCGCAGTCGGCCTCCGCGTAGGCGCGTTCGGCGATGAGGACGGCCAGGACGATTTCGGGGCGTAGTCCGGCGATCCGGACATCCGGTTTCAGAATCAGCATCTATGCAATCTCCACAAGTTCAATCTGGACATCGGACCGCCCAGGCCCGCACGACTGCTGCCAGTCGCCAGCGAACCGGACGGTGTAGCGGCCTGTGGTTGCCTGGCCGCTCGGATCGTAGGAGAACTTCGGGTTCGTTTCGTACGGATCGTAGAAGTAAAAAGGCTCGATCGGGCCATCCCGCGCTTCATAGAAGGACCGGAGCGTCTGCAAGGCTGCCGGTGTCAGCCTTTTCCCGAGCCGCCACCGCTTCCGGCTGTTGGTCGCCAGCACGAACCGCTGCGACTCGCCGTTGCGGTACTCGTTCTCGACGATCGGATACTCGCGCGAGTGCGCGAACGCGCGGCAAAGGGACAGGGGGAGCACCGTGGCAGGCGCGGCGTTTTGGACGGAGTTGGGCATGGTTTAGGATCAGCGACGGTCGTGTGTCGCAGAAGGTATGATGAGAGCCTCAGTCACATGTACGATCTCATCAATCGCCACGTCGCTCGACTGCTGGACAGCATCAAACGAGAGGGAGACATTGACCCCTACGTGTGGATGATTCAGTGCCTGCCAAATGTTGACGTCAGCCGCGATGTCAAGTTCCAGGGCGTCTACCGTCGCTACTGGCAGCTCAACCCAGCTCGGCTAAGTCCGGACTTCTGTACGGCGTATTTCTCCCTGCTAGAGCAATCGAAGCATGCGCCTGATCGCACGACTGTGGAAGCGGTCGCGAGGGCTCTGCTCAGAATTCCAACGCACTCCAACGGGAGAGAGTCGCTCCAGTTCTCCTTCGCGAGCAAACTCGTGCATATGGTGAGGCCAAGGCTCCCTGTATACGACAGCATGGTTGAGAGCTTCTTCTTCCTCCCGTCATCTGACACGCAGAAGACGGTCGAAGACAAGCTTAAGAACCTGCTTCAGTCGTATAGCTTCTTGGTTGACGAGTACGATCGGGTATTAAGAAACGAACTCCTCGCCCCGGCTATCGCTGCCTTTCGCCAGCGTTTTCGCCTAGATGCCCAGTACTCTGATGAGAAGGTCATCGACACTCTGATTTGGCGGTTCGTCGGGTACTTGCGGAAAGGAGCTTTCAGAGATAAGTCGGTTGAGTACCAATAGAGCAGTCAACTTGAGAATCATCCTGTCAGCGTCCCCGGGCTCAACTGGAGCGCCGTCAGCTCCCGTCGACCGGCGTTCGACTTCGTGGCGGTCATCGTAGCAGCCTGGACGACACGCGGATTATCGGCTATGGCCTGGACTGCCTCTCCACGCAGCAGCGCGGTTGTAGCCGGTCCATCCAGCTGTATGACGACCTGCCCCGCTCCGGACGGCGTGCTACCGCCAATCCGATCCAGCGACGGGAGGCCCCCCAATCCCGGAAGTGGGCTGCCATTGTTGTACGACGGGGACTGGAAGAGCGAGCCGCCCGTCTGGACCAAGGACAACGGTGTCATTGCGGCCGGCATTCCGATCGGCTTCTGGCCCGTGCTCATGGCGTACAGTTCCACCAGCTCGCGGACCTGCTGCGATTGAATGGCCACGTCCAGGTTGCCCCCGAAACTCTGCTTGGCCATCCCGACGATCTGCTGCAGGATGCCTTTGTCGCTGATGTCGACGCCGTAGGTCGCTCTGACCTTCTCGCGGACCTTCTGCTCTGCGGACTTGCGGAAGAGACCAACGATGCCAGCGCCGAGCCCAATGAGGCCGCCGATGGCTGCACCCATCGGGCCGCCGAACTTCGCGCCAATGAGCGCGCCGCCCGCCGTCGTCATGCCGAGCCCGGACCACCCACCACGCTGCACGCCGGCCAGCGCTAGCAGGCCACCGCCCAGCAGCATCGCGCCACCGGTTATACCGCCATAGCCCGGCCCTGCATACGAGGACCCCACACCGATTGGCCTGCCCAGATTCCCAAGGTTCGTCAACGCGCCCTTTATCCCGCTCCATTGGGCTCCCCATCCAGCCCGGCTGAGCAGGCTTCCGGTCCCACCGGCGCCGGTTATGCCCGTCGACCCTGCCATCCCCGGCATAATCCCTGGCAGCCCCACCCCGACACTGCCGAATACCGGCGCGGCGCCCAAACCCAGCAGGCCGCCCAGCCGGCCCATGCCGCCACCTGTCCCGCCCGAGGCGAAGGACACCGGACTGCCACTGAACAACTGCATAAGCATGGCGGCCACCCGCGAGGAGACGACGTCCTTGATGGCGGTCAGCAATGCCGTCTTGAGTGAGTTGCCGATGGCCGACCACACCGACTGGGACTTCTGAAGAAGCGCATCAAAGACGCCGCCAGCTTGCTGCTTCAGCGAGTCGAAGATCTGGTGCTGCTCGTCGCGGATCAGCTGGCTTTGCCGGATCGCGGCGTTCTCCCTGGCCGCACGCACAGCCTCCTCCGTGGAGCCCTGTTGCATCTGGCGGATCTCGTTGCGTTGCTGCGCGTAGTCCGCGAGGCGCTGCCCGATGACATCGGCCTGGTACCCCAGCCGCCTCATCTCCAGCTCGTAGTCGGCCGCCTGCATCGCTGTCTCGATATCGAAAAAGCGCATCTTGATTTCGTGGACCCGCTCGATGTAGTCCACTTCGATCTGGGCCTTCTGCTGCTCGATGGCGACTTTCTGCTCGAGTGTCTGTGCGCCCGTCGCCTCCAGAGCGCGCAGGCGCGCGTCGCGCTCGCCTCCGGCCTGCTGCTCACTCAGCGACAGCAGTTCCTTAGTCCGCTCCATCGCCTGCTGCGCCCACTCCACGTCGTACTGGAGCTTGCGCTGGTAAACCTGCGCATCGAACTCCATGCGTCGCTTGGCGGCTTCCTCCTCGTCCTTCAGGTAGTCCGCCAGGTACTCCTTGTTCTGGTCGAGCAGGTTGCGCTTGTAGACCTCCCACCGCGCCTGCAGTTGATCCAACACGTTCATCCAGGCCACCTTGGTCAGCGCGATCTGGTGCTCCGTGCCTTTCTCGTCGGTGAACGTGCTCCACTTCTGGATCTGCGCATTCACCTCCGCCATGTCCTTGGCGAAGCCCAACTGCTCCTTGACACGAGCGCCGAGCGCGGCTTGCCGGGATTCCCGTTCCACCTCAGCCTGGCGCTTGCGAATCTCCGCGGCCAGCTTCAGCGCCTCCAGGTCCGGACCAGTGTCCAGGTTCAGCTTCGGCCCCGTGTATTCGAATCCTTCCCCAGGCAACGCGCGCCGGCCCGAGACCAGTTCCCGGATCTGGTCGTCCGTCATGCCCTGCTTGCGGAGAGCATCCACGCTGGTCTTGCCGCTGAACAGGTTCTGGCGGAGCATGCTGCTCTTGCCCTGTTCCCAGCGCTGCTGCAGTCCCGCCTGGGTGTCTTTCCAGGTCTTGTAGATGATTGCCCCGCCGGCGGCAATGCCGGTCAGCATCAACGCCCAGGGATTCGCCGCGAGCGCAGTGGTGAGTCCCTCGACGGCGACCGTAATGCCCTTGATCTTGCCAACGAGAGCCGCCGTGGCCAGGGCCGCGGACACATACAATGCGGCCTCGCCGAACTTAGCAAGCCAGCTCGCGTTGTCCTTCAGGAACCCGACCAGATCGCGAAGGAGACCAATGACTCCCCTGAACTGGTCTTGGAACTGCACGCCGACCGCCTCCCGCAGTTCGTGCACCTCCCGGTCGAGCGCCTTCATCTGCATCTCCGCTTCCCCAACGGCACCGGCGTGGGCACCTTGGATGGCGGCCGCCGCCTTCATGACGGCGTTGTAGCGAGCCTGGACCTTCTCGTTGTCGGAAAGCGCTCGGCCCAACAGCAGCTCTTGCGTCGTGATCTCCCGCTCGAAATTCACTACTAGGCCCGCTGACCGGAGCGCGCGGGCGTTGCCGAACTCGATGGCTTGGAGGATCTTCTCGAGCGCCTCTGGTGCGGCAATGTCCTCAATGGCGGCGGCGTCCTTGGCGACCTTCGCCAGCCCTTCCGCCTTCGAGAGATCCAGATCGGCGACGATCAGGCGGTCGATGGTGTGGACGGCCTCCTCTCCGTGGTAGCCGATCTTTCGGACAGCTTCCACGGCTCTGTCGAACGCCTCAGCGGCGATGCCGTGCGCCTTTGCCAGGGCGCGGCCAGAGGCCTCCATACGGCTCTCGTGGGCGGCCATCTTGGCCGCCTCGATGGTCCAGCTCTTGGTCCACTCAACCGCCTTCTTAATCGCGTCCGCGATCAGATTCCCTGCAGTGGCTCCCTTGACCATGCTGGCGGTCATGCCATCGATGCCTGCAGAGGCTCCGCGCGCGGTCTTGGCGGCAGTCTGTTCCATACTAGACAGGCCGGCGTTAACGCTCTTGATGGATGCGTTCGCCCTGTCCACGTCTACCTGGACGACGAGTTCGAGCTTGTTGTCAGCCATAACGAGAGTGCTAGGAGGCCCCAGTTCCTGACCACGACCGGCTGCCTCACAGGACTAGGTGACTGCCTGGTGGTCCGAACTCGCCATCACATGCGAACGCTGCATCCCTACTATGAATTGGTCTCGGGGGGGGAACACCTCGCCGGGCAGCTATCTATGTACCGAGGACGGTGCGTTAGATGCGAGAATGGCTCAGACGCCAATGTCTAATCGTAGACTCATTCGAGCGCTGCTGGTTCTGGCCTTTGCGGCCTCGCTAACCTCCGTCGTCATCGTCATCAGATTCCCGACGCTCTATAGACCTGAAGTCATCGCGGTCTTGGCCGCCGCTCTCGCGGTCATACCGGCTGTACTCGCCACGTGGTCAGGCCAACGGATGGTCGAACTCGAAGAGGATTCGCGCGTCGCATTCCCTTACCCCACATTTGACGCCCGCTCACGATACGGCATCCTGCAGCTGCGCATGACGAACTACGGTAACAGCATTGCCCGCAACGTGTACCTGGATTGGATAACGCCGTTGGAGACTCGAGAGGGTGCCGCACCTTCCTATCTATGCGAGACGGCGCCGCTGCCGGTTCTCCTGCCGAGTGAAAGTGCATCCTTCTTCGTGGACGGATCTCACGATTTCGCCAAGAAACACGGGCACCCTGACTTCACCGGTGTCGTTCACTTTGAGGATGCCTCTGGCCACCGGCATTCACATCCGTTCGTGCTCTCCTCCAGCAAGTTTAAGGAATCGCTGGTTTTCGATGAGGAGAGCGTGATGACCCATCGCGAGCTACAGAAAGTGCCTGAGCGACTACAAGCAATCGAGAAGGCTCTGGCAACCATAGGGAAATCACTTGAAGGCCTCGCGAAGGAGATCAAGCCTGATGGACCGGACCCGCCCAAGACTGGCACAACTGAATTGGAGTGACGCTTGCCAGCGGTCAAGGCACGGCGCCGACACGAAGCTGGGACGCACCTCGGGGCACGATCAGTCCGCACTAGGTCGCATGATGGGCCCCCGGTAAACAGAGTGACTGCGCGTGAATTCGATGATCGACTACGCTCGGGTTGGCCTGGCTCAAGCGATCCGGTGACCCGCTGGTCCAGGCAGCCGTTCGCGCTCTGACTGATCGCGTTCCTCTTCCAGAATCAGCATGGTGTAGAACTCATCGGCCCGGATCTCTTCCAAGCTGACGTGTACCCCAAGCTCCAGCGCCGACTGAAGCTCCAACGCCCGCCGGATGAGCTGCCCGCGCTCCGAGGCTTGCGCAGCGTCAAGCTTGTCCAGCGGGCAGTGGTCACAGCGGCTACCATCGTCTGGCGCGTCGCAGCACAGTCTCGGGTCGCACAACTCCTCGCGCCGGAGGCCCCAGTGAACCAGGAACCGCAGGGAGGGTCTTTCCGGCCACTCCCCACTGATCAGTTTGGGTCCTCGGTCTCCTGGAAGGCGGCGTCCAGCGCGTCGATGGCCGCCTTCACCGCAACCGCCTGGTGAATGATCGACGCCTCGCCGGCGTAACCCTCTGTTGCCGCGATCAGCTTCTTGTAGAGGGCCCCCGCGACCGCCAGGTTGATGGTGAGTTCCTGCCGGTTGTAAGGGAGATCCAGCACCCGCGCGAAGCCGCGTCGGTAGTCGAAGACGTCCTTGGCCGAGGGCGTCTTTAGCAGGTGTGTTACCGTGCCTCCCAGGACGCGCAAAGAGACCCGGAAGGCGTCTCCGGCCTGCACCACATCGTCCACCTCTGCCTGGCTCAGTTGCTCGATGATCCGGCTGGCTTCGAAGGCGTCCACCTCCGGCCCATCCTCTGATCGGATCTTCGCCAGCAGCGCGGCATCAACCTCCTCACTGGAAGGGACCGTTGTCTCAGAGGTCCCTCGGCCCAACTGCTTGATCAGCACCTTTCGGCGGCGCTGGCGCTCGCTCCAATCCTCATCTGATGGGAAGCGCACTCGCACGGTCTTGACGCCCGCCGGCGTGCGGAGCTGCAGGGCGACCGGACGGGTCGCATCGAACACGACAGGTTCCATGGGTTCCTTTCCTACTGGCAGATGTTGTCCACGCCACACTTGGCCACGGCCGAGATGATGCCGTTCGACGAATCCCACATCGGTAGGCACTCCACCGCCACCGTGACGATCCCGTCCGTCTCGCCGACCTCCGCCGTGGCAAAGGAGACCTTCTCCCAAGTGATCTCCAGCGAGTTGTTGGCGTCGTAGGTGAGGGCGATGACGGCGGTCCCGGTGGTCTGGCTCTTCAGCTTGGTGAGCTCCGACGAGCCGTTCTCAAACCGCGCCGTGAAGCGCAGGGTGCCCTGCCGGTTGCCGAATTCCATGCGGCCGCGGATGGCGCCGCTGGTGGCATCGCCCGCAGACTGGAAGCCGGATCCGGGAAAGAAGCCTGCGTCCATCCGGATGTTGTTCTTCCAGCTCGTCTCCAGCGAGACGATGTTCTTGTTCGAGACGTAGTTGACGCCGTTGACCGAGAGGGCGAGCGAAGCAGACGGCAGCAACTTCTCCAGGGTCGCCGCCGGCATCGTGATCCCGGAAGGCTCGGTGAGCTTGCCGGAGCCGACGAACTCCACCGCGATCTTGCTGTTGGCCCGGCCGGGCCCACTGCCAATCGAGATCGTCCAGCCTTCGACGACGCAGCCCACTGCCATGCGATCGAGCACCATGCCGGCGCCCGGCCGGATCTGCTCCACGAAGGAGAAGTAAGGCAGTTCCGCAGCGTCGCCGTTGGCGGGAAAGAGCGGCGTGCAGGTGTAGGTGAAGTTGGGCGTTGATCCGGACTTCACCACCTTGCCCAGCCCGAAGGCCATCGCCCAAGCGCCGATCTCCGCGCCGAGGTACTTTTCGAGCGTGCCGCCGGCGTCCCAGGACGTCTGGAAGGACTGCACGGGGAACTCGTGACCCTTGCCGAATTCTTCCGCGTCGTTCTCAGTATTGAGCTTGGGGTTGGCGAGCGCGGCGTTCAGCTTCCGCAACTGCCACATCTGGCCCCCCGTGTTGGCCGTGGCGATGTCGGTCTGCTTCTGCTTGCCGAAGCAGATCAGGATCTCCTGCAATCTAGTCGTCGACATTCTTCACCTCCGCTTGGGCTTTGGGCGGTTCGCACTGGCTCCACCCAGCGACCATCAAGGGCACGAGCACCGCTGGCGTGGTCTCTACTTCCTGTGGCGCGCCTTGGCCATGGGGCGGGCGGAGCCACACTTTGGGTTCATTCATCGCCAATCTCCGTGAACGACATCTGCGCTTCGAAATAGTCCAGCCCCTCCGCGTCCGTGGCGCGCTGGACTGACGGTACGTCCATCGGGTAGCAGGAAGAGTGAACCGTTGAATTGAGTAGCGGGAGTCCCGTGCTTTCGGGGACGCCCTTCGTAATCAGGCGGAACAGCCGGTAGTAGGCCGTCGGCGGGTCGCCGTCGAAGGTCTCTCCTGCGCGCAGGAAGAGCGAGACCTGGTGCTTCCAGACGTCGCTGCCGCCGAAGTTCCCCGGTGCGGTCCCCTGCCAGGCGACCATGATCGACGGCGCTGGCATCTGGTGAATGGCGAGCGCGAGGCTCGACCGCTTCGGGTACTCATCGTGGTAGGCATAGATGCGCTCCGGGTCACCGGCGACCTCCGTGACCAGATCCGGGATGTCGCGCAGCAGGGTCACCAGTGAGTCGATGAGCGTGGAAGGATCGATCATTGTTGCTTGCCACCAAGGCTGCGTTCGAGTACGAGACGCTTCGCGGCCTCCTGCATCACGCGCCGGGCGGCCTCAACCACAGCAGTCCTGTTCTTGGGCGAGAAAACCAGCCACTGCTCGATCTTCTGGTTGGCCCAGGCCTTGATCCGTTCCTTACGCGACGTCAGGCCGGCCTTCGCCGTCTTCTCGCTAACCGTGCGCAGCGAGAGGTTGCGCAGCATGTCGCCGGTGAAGGTCAGGTTCCTTCGGTTGCCCTTGCCGAGCTTGGTCTTCCGGATCGCGTACCGCTTGGTGAGCGGCTTGGCCGGTTGATCCTCGGGCCCTAGCACCGCCTGGACCCGGTTCTTAACCGCGGCCAGGCCCACAGTGCCGATCTTGAACATCTGGTGTTGGCGGAAGTTCAGATGATCCAGGACGAGACGCTTCTTCTGCCAGATGCGGACGCTCGCCATGAATGGTTACTGGACCCGGAGCGCGATCTTCACGCCGCCCGCGGCGTCGGCTTCGACCTCGAACACCTTGTAGCCGGTGCCGTCGATCTCCACTTCATCTCCGCACCGGGGAGGCTGCGGAAGGTCGGATAAGCGCAGGAACAAGACCGCGTAGGTGCCGGGCGACGTCTCCTCAAGGCGCGAACCGGTGTCCACGATTCCCGTGATGGTGAGGGGGGAGCCCTCTGTAGGACGGTACGTAAGCTCCCGCCCGAAGGTGGCCAGACAGGCCACATTGAGCGCCCCCATCGCCGAGTCCCACGACATGGCCTACGTCTTGGTGCCTTTTACGAGCACTTCCGGCCGCAGGCAGATGGGCAGCGGATTCTGTTGGGTATGGAGATCGGTACCGCGCCCGAACTTGCGCGGCTCCTGCTTGGCATAGAGCGGCAGGCCCAGTGTGTTGGCCGTCTCATTGAAGTCCGCCGGCGCGAAGAAGGTCCGGAAGGTGCTCGCCGTCCCGATCGGGAAGAAGTGAGCTTCGTCGTCGGCGATGAACTTGCGCACATTGCCGGCCGCGTCGGTCGCCTGGCCCCGGTATTCCTCGAACGTGATGCCGCCGAAGGTGAAGCCGGTGCGGTAGTCGTTGCCGAGCTGCTGGTTGCGCTGGAAGTACATGAACGCTTCCTTCACCTTGGCGTGCGTGGTGAAGGCATCGTAGAAGCCCTGCGAGCACAGGCACATGATGCCGGTCATGAACTCGCCCTTGAGGTTGTCCTCGATATGGCGCTTCACCTCCAGCACCTTCAGCAGCACTTCGGTGCCCGCCGTGCCCAGGACGAAGCTGACCGTCTTCGGCGTGATCGCAAACTCGCTATACAGGTCGTAGAGTGTGGAGCCGTCGGCGTCCAGGATCACGCCCTTGAGAGCCCCCATGCGCAAGTACTCGAGCGTGATCGCGTGCTTGTTGCGCATGTTCTGGAGCTTCAACGCCAGCAGACTTGCCAGCGCGTCAGTCTCGGTCTCTGAGCCGAAGGCTCGGATCCCCTGGACCTCCTCGGGCAGCACGGCATCGTCGTGCGGGATGTGCGGGATGACGAACGACCGCACCTTGCGCTTCCCCTGCGTACCCACAGTGCCGGGCGACCCCACCGGCTGAGTGGGCAGCAGGTTCAGCACCCCGCTCATCTCCTCGATGATGATGGTGCGGGTGCGGACGCCCTGGGATGTCATCAGGTTGAGCTGCTCCAGGCGGCCGTAGGTGTTGGGGATCTTGTTGATGGCGGCCGTCAGCGCCGTCATGTTGAAAGCATCGGTTGCGAATGGATTGAGGATCATGGTTCAGGCTCCTTCCCGGACAAGAATGCCCAGGGTTTTCAGTTGGGCGATCGCGACGGCCTTCTGCGGCGCAGTGGTTCCGGACTTCCAGACCAACGCTGGTCGCGACACGATCGCCTCTCGGGCGATGATCACGGTCTCTCTGGGAGCAGCGCTGGCATCGACCGCCTCGACCAAAACACCGGCGGCGAACTGGAGGCCGTCGCTCGCGGCGGGATTGAACTCGCCGATCTCGCTCGCGACAGACACGGCGATCGTGAACGTGTCGCCGACCTCGAAATCCGTGCTACCGTCGGCCAGCGTGCAGTTGATGTGATCACCGGCATAGGCGACGGCCACGGTCAGGTCGGGTAGAGGCAGACCTCGCGGGTCAACCACGGTGAAGACGCCGGCGTTGGTGACCTTCGTCTTGCAGGTCAGCACGTAGTTGCCCGGCAGGGCGGCGGGACCGAGAGTCACCGTGCCCATGACACCGTTGCCCGTGTTCGTGCCGGGGGTTACGGTCACGGCGGGTGCCTTGCGCCCCACAACAGCACCAAGGGCCAGGTTGCCCGCGGTCAGAGTCACCTGGTCGCGGGAGAAGAGATTCGGGGCTTCGTACTTGAGCACGTCCCCGAGGTAGTTGGTTTCAGCTTGAACCGGCATGGGTTACTTTGCTCCTTTCGGGCCAGCCGCCAGCGCCGCGCAGGCTTTGACGACTGGGTTTTCGTCCAGATTCGGCTTGGCCGCAGTCGAGGCCTCCGGCAGGACGTGCGACCGGATCTCTTCCTGATTGGCCTCGGCCCGCAGCGTAAGCAGTTCCTTGCGGACGTCGGCCAATGCGAGGCGGCGGGCGATGAAATCCCCGGCGAGCGCGGGCCGGCCGGCGATGTTGCACAATTCGACGATCTCTGCGGCTTCGGCGTAGCCCTGCTCGCGGGCTTCGGCCACGGTCGCGGCGAGATCGGTAGCGGGCGGGCTCGTTGCCGCCTGGTTTGCTTCAGACACGTTGGTGTCTCCTTTCGTGAACTTGGATTGCGACAAAGACGTGGTCATATCGGCGAGGGCCTCGCGGAAGGTGCCGATGCGATCGGCGAAGCCAAGAGCGATGCTCTGTTCGCCATAGAAGATGCCGGCGTCGGTGCTGCGGACGGCCTGGGCGTTGACGCTCCGGCGGCGGGCGACGGCATCCACGAACATGCCGTAGAGCCGGTCGACCTCCGTGGCCAGCACATCGCGGGCGCCATCCGAGAGCGGCTCATGGGGCGTGAAGTCGTTCTTCCGAGCGCCAGCAAAGACCGTGGTGTACTTCAAGCCGTTGGCAGCGTCCCATCCGCTCTGGTCGAGGTGCATGGCAATGATGCCTACCGAGCCGATGCCACCGGTACGCGTCACCCAGATGCGGTTCGTTGCCGACGCCAGCAGATACCCGGCACTCAGGGCCCAGTCGTCCACCGACGCCCAAGTCGGTTTGATCCGTGCGGCTGCCTCGATCAGGCCGGCCACATCCCAGGCGCCGTTGGCTTCGCCGCCATAGCTGTCAAAGCGCAGCAGGATCCCCTTGACCTGCGGGTCCGTCGCGGCGTCGAGGATCTCGTTGCCCAACTGCTCATACGAGGTCAGCCCGGATTGCGCCTCCAGGCCGGAGGCGCGATTCACCAGGCTCCCTGCGACCTCGATCACCGCCACGCCGGCATCAGTGACGGCGTATGGCTTCCGCGCGCGTTGTTCGGTGAGAAGCGCCGCCTCCACGGCGGGGGGCTCCACCCCCAGGCGCGGGGCAAGCACCGCCAGGATCGCCGCGAGTTTCTTTGAGTCGATCATCAGTGGCGTGTTGAACACGCGCGAGGCGAGGTGGGTGAGTGTCGTCATTGGATTACCGCGGTCTGTTCCTGGGGTTGATCGGAGGGCGCCACCGCTGAGTCAGTTGAACCCGTCTTCTGCCCGTTGGCCGTGGTCTTGCGCGGGTCGGAGTCGAACGTCAGTCCGAGCGAGTCGGCGCGGGCGTTGTCGGCGGCAACCTGCCGGTCCACGTCCTCCTCGTCGTAGCCCATCTCGTTGATCACGGCGCTGCGTGCCTTGAAGCCCGCGCGCACGGCCACGACCTCAGCATTCATGTCCTTCAGCGGATCGACCCAATCCCAGGACGGCGGCCGCCACTCGACGTCCAGATACTGCGCCTTGTTCCGCGCGTAGTCGCGGGCGTTGATCGCGCCGGCCAAGACCGCCGCCTCAATCCAGACCCGCCACACCGGGCGGCAAAACTGGAACACCATCACCTGGTGCTGGAACTGTTCGCAGCGGCGCCGAAACTCGAGCAGGCCCGCCCGGATCGAAGAGTAGTTCACGCGCTCCAGATCCCCGGTAAGCTGCTCGTAGGTGATCCCAAGGCCCGCGGCAATCGCGCGCAACTGAACGCGCATGAACTCCGTATACATGCCACCCACGTCCCCCGGCTCGGTGAACTTCACATCCTCGCCGGGCAGGAGTTTCACCATCGATCCAGGCTCGAGGCCGGCCAGCGGCGCGCCGCTCGCATCCGTCTCAGCCTCGCCCGGCTTGCTGCCGATGACGGGGTCTTCCGGATTGTTCTCGGTGATGAAGGCCGCGAACATGGCCGCCAGCTTCTTGCGAACCAGTTCGGCGTCATCGTACTGATCCAGCTCGTGGAGCTTTACCAGCACCTGCGTGAGCCACGGTTGCCCGCGGTGCTGCCCTGGGCGCAGCGGCTTGTAGACGTGCAGCACGGAATCCGCGGGCACGCGCGTGGTTTCCCCCGCGTTGAAGAACATCAGCCTCTCGCCCGGGTGCTCGCGGTAGAGATGATACGCCACACGGCGGCCGATCCGATCAAACTCGATCCCGCCGCGAATGACGTTGCCGTTAGCCAGGTTCTCGTTCTTAGCCGTCGGCAGGTGCTCGGCTTCGAGCACCTGAAGTTGTAGCGGAACCGTCAATCCGTCCTCGGGTCGGCGTTCGCGAATACGCACCAGGCACTCGCCCCCCTCCACCGTGGAGCGGCACACCAGGGCCTGGAGCCCGTAGAAGTCCGTGAGACCGGCGGCATCGGCCTCGTCGGTCCAGCGCAGCCAGAGCTCCTGGAGCCGCCGCTTCACCGTCGCGTCAGGGTGCCGGGACTGCGGCTTGATGCCGGTGCCCACGCAGTTGCCCACGAAGCTCTCAATGGCGTTACTGGCCCATGCGTTCCGGCGCACCATGTCGCGGGAGCGGGAACGCAGAGCTTCGCCGCCGCCGGTGACCAGGGCGTTAATCCCGTCGGTCGAAGGATTCCAGCCCTGTGTGCGGCGCGTGCCGGCGGCGGCCTCGTAGCCCGAGAGGGCGCGAAGGGGCGCCACGAACGCCGCCCGCATCAGATTCCGCCAGTAGCCCATCAGAAGCCCTTCTCCGTGTAGATCCGGATGACCCGCGGGCGCGGCGTGGTGGAGTCCGCGGCCGCTTTCGTTTTGGCGATCTCCGCATCGAGCTGTTGCAGCGCCGCGCGAATCTGCTCCGGTGTCCGGTGCCGCATGGATCGGTCGCCGAACGAGACGGAATCCGGCGCGCTCAGCGCGGCCAGCAATGCCTCTCTTTGCGCCTCAAGTTCCACAAGTGTCATCGCTGCATCCAGTTCGAGCTGACCGTAACGCGCCGCGCGGTGCGCGTCGCAGGCGCGGCCATCGACTCCGGCTGTGCCGGCGTGGCCGGCAGCATCGCCTCAAGTTCCCGCCAGTGACGCTCCGAAAAGCGGTCAATGCCGTAGATAGAGGCTGCGCCGCGCGAATAAACCCTCGCGTCGAGTGACTCATTCCTGCGGTTTGGTCCCAGCACCCACTGGCCCTTGATGAAGCTCTCCGAGGTCAACTGCCGGAAGTAGTCTTCCTCATACCGTGGGAAATGACAGTAGCCCGCCGGGAACGGCTCGCCGCTCTCCTGAGTCGGAGGCGCCAGACGCAGACGGCTGTAGAGTTCCGACTTCGCCACCGGTGTGCCAAGCGTCCACAGACGTGTACCGCGCCGCTTGCTCGCATCCACCGGCGAGGCGCCCAGAATGAGCCGGTCCGTCCGGGCCGTGCCCTTAACGGCCACCGCTGTCTTCGGGTGCTGAGCGCGAGCGCCGGCCGGCCCCCAGGATGCCTGCGGATGGCCGCGCACCCAGTCGTAGGTGATGCGCGGGTTATACCCGGAATCCACGCACAGCACCCGGATCGGCATGCGCAGGCCGCTTGCGTGCGGAAACTCTTCATCCAACAGTGCGTCGAGCTGCCGCCAGACCTCAGCCCGCGCTGTGTCGCCCATGAACACCCGATAATCGACCGACCAGGACTCCTTGCCGCGGCCCCAGGCCACCACCTCCACCTCAATGCGGTTGGGGTGGACGTCGGCGCCCGCCGTGAGAAACAGGCCACCTCGCGGCACAGTGCCGACCGGATAGTCTTCGCGCCGGTCGTAGAGAGGTTGCCAGTCCGGCGCGTCGCCGCGTTCCTGCCAGGACTCGCCCAGCACCAGATTGACGAACGACTTCAGCCGCTCGACGTCCTTCTGCGCCTTCTCCCAGTCGTCCGCAGCGCGCTCCCATCCATACCAGCCGACCGGACTGTAGAGGCTCGACAGATGATAGCCCCGCGTGCGGCCATCGCCCTCTGCTTCCGGCCGCCACTCACCGCGCGCGAGCATGCCGTTCTTCTGGTGATTGAAGATGGCCTGTTCGCATGCGATGCAATGATATGCGGCCTTCTGGGGCTCGCCCTTGGGCCACCGCAGCCGCTCGAACTTCAGCACCTGGAACTCGCCGCAGTGGGGGCACGGCAGCCAGTAGCGGCGCTGGTCGCTCTCCGCAAACGCCGCCTCGATCCGGCTCAGCCCAGTCACCAGCGGCGTGGAGCACATGAACACCTTGCGCCGCGAGAAGGTGCGGGTGCGGGCGAAGGCCAGGTTGATCGGGTCGCCCTCACCATCGACGTCACCCGGGTAGGCGTCGATCTCGTCCAGGAATAGGTACCGGACGGCCATCGAGCGCAAGCCCACGGCGCTGTTCGCCCCGGTCATCACCAACACACCTCCGGGGAACTCCTTGGACAGAACGGTGTTGCCCGAGTCGCGGGATCGCGGGCTTTTCACCAGCTCCCGCAGTACGTCGCTCTCTTCAATGAGCGGGTCGATTCGCTGCTTGGAGTTCCGCTTGGCTAGCTCGACCGTGGGCTGCACGACCATCATCGGCCCAGGTGACTTGTGGATCACGTAGCCGACCCAGTTGTTCCCGCACTCGGTCCCACCGATCTGACTTCCCTTCATGAACACCACGCGCTCAACCGGCGAGGAGGGCGAGAGGCAATCCATGATCTCTCGCAGGTAGGGCGTGCGGCCCGTGCGCCACGGTCCCGGCTCGGCCGCCGCGCGCCCCGAAAGACGGCGGTAGCGATCCGCCCACTCCGAGATCGTCAGCAACGGGTCGGGTTTCAGTCCCGCCTGGAACGCTTCGTCGTAGACCTCAGTCGCCGTTTGCACCGGCAAGCTCATCGAGCGCCTTTCGAATCTCCCCAGTCAGGGTCTGGTGCACCTTGTCCGCGTCGGGCTCAGCGGCGAGCGTGGCCGCCAAGCGATCCGGGATGTTCAGCAGGTTGTCGCGCACCGTGCGGGCCTTGGTGAACGCCGCGACTTGGACCTCATCCCGGCTGACCAGCTTGGCCGTCTTCTCTTCGAACTCGATCTTGGCCAGTCGCGCCAGGTAGTTCTCCCGGATGGCCCGCGCACGGAAGTAGTCGAGACCGCCGGCACCGACAGGCTCCGTGCGGATGGGGTCCGGCAGAGGCGCTGCCTGAGTTGCACGGGGTGCCCGTCGCTGCCCTGGCCGCGTCTTCGCCTTCCATTCGGTATCCGCCCGATCACTGTCAATCTTTCCGTCCGCGGTGGTCGAAATCCGGCCAGAATGGATCGCCTTTTGCACAGCGGTCAGGCTCACGCCGCGGTGTTTGGCATAAGCGCGCAGGCTCAGGACCGGCATCGAACTTTCTGGCGATTCACTCGCAGATTCCGCTTGCTTCTAATCGCGAACGAAGTGATGAATGGGTTCGCAATGAGGAACACCAAGAGACAAGCCACCAAAACCAAACAGACCGCCGCCACCTGCTACGCGGAGCGCCACGCCGAATGCCAGGACCTGCTGAAGCGCATCGGCAGCCGCCTGGAGCAGCACAAGAAGGACCAGGCACAGGAACCCGCCAACTGGGGCTACCCCGGCGACCTCGGCCGCGTCACGGAAGAACTGGCTTACGTACTCGCCTCCCTTGGCGACCGCAGTGCGGTCGACGCAAAGGGATTGGATTACTAACCAACGACAAGGAGAACAGAAATGACCACTTTCACAATCGACAACGACAGCAACATCACAGCCTTCGCCGCCGCCGAACAGGTGCCGGAAGGCCAGGAGCGTTTTGCCACCGAGAAGGAGTTCGCCAAGCTCTCCTCCGACTGGCCCATCTCACGGTTCGTCGAGGTCTGGAACGCCTTCGCAGGCGTGGTGCCCTTCGACGATCTCAAGGCGGTCAAGAAGTTCACGGACCGCAAGACGGCGGCCAGCCGAATCTGGAAGGCCATCCAGGCCCTGACGCCTTCCCCCGCGCCACAGGCGGCCCCCGTCGCCCCGAAGAAGGCCAAGGCAACCAAGGGCGCCACCCGCGACTCCGGTGCGCCCACGGCACGCGAGGGTAGCAAGAAGGCCCAAGTCCTCGATCTGCTCCGGCGACCCGAGGGCGCCACGCTCGCCAACATTATGGAGGCCACCGGCTGGCAGGCCCACAGCGTGCGCGGCTTCATCTCCGGCGGCCTCGGCAAGAAGATGGGTCTCACCGTCGAATCCCTCAAAACGCCCGAAGGCGCCCGCGCCTACCGCCTCGCCTCCGAGTAGCACACGTCCCGCCGCTACCACCGCCGCCGGCCTCACCCGCCGGCGGCGTCTCTGTTCCTCGCTTCGATTAACGCATCCAGCCGTTCCTGAATGAGGGCTTCGCGTAGTTGACATTCCGACCCACGCACGTAAGTGCCGTTAATCCGGGTGATGATGCGGTTCTCCAGTTCGGCAAGTTCCTTGCGCACCTCGGCCAGTAGGGCCCGGTTTTGAAGGCTGACGTAAGTGGCGATCAATCCGGAGATCAACCCGATTCCGGGCACGAGCATTCCGAGGAGTTTCTCTTCCATCACCGGCTTTCTCGCTCAAGGATTCTCAACTCGGCCGACCAGTCCGCGAGCGCAAGGCACAGGCCGTGCACGTCTGGGTGTCCAGCTCGTAGCAACCGCTCCACTTCGGCAATCTCCAGGCAGCAGTGATCGATGTCACGCTGCAACTGGTTGGCGCTCAGCGCCGATGTCGGCGAAGATTCGGCCATCTCCTTCCAACACGGCTTGTCGGCCTGCAAAGGACTGCCACCGCTGGACCGTAACGTCGCAGTACTTCGGCTCCAGTTCGAGCAGCCGCGCCTGGCGCCCCGTCTTCTCGCAGGCGATCAGCGTCGAGCCGGAGCCGCCGAACGGATCCAGCACCGTGTCGCGGCTCTTGCTAGAGTTGCGGATCCCCCGTTCGATCAAATCCACGGGTTTCATTGTGGGGTGCAGGTCATTGGAGACCGGCTTGTTCACGAACCAGACGTCACCCTGGTCGCGTGCCCCGCACCAGAAGTGCTGCGTGCCTTCCTTCCAGCCGTACAGGATCGGCTCGTACTGCCGCTGATAATCCGCCCGGCCCATGGTGAACGTGTTCTTCGCCCAGATGATGAAGGTCGACCAGTGGCCGCCGGCCTCGCGGAAAGCCGTCTGTAGCGTGTGAAGTTCCGAGGAGGACATGCAGATGTACACGGCGCCCTTGGTTACAGCCAGAATGTTGGTGCAGGCATCGCGAAGGAACTGAGCGAAGTCTTCGCCCAAATTGTCGTTCCGAATAGCCCGTTGCTTTCCTCGCAGCTTGTCCTTCATCGTCGCGCCGTAGTTCACGTTGTACGGCGGGTCGGTGAAGACCATATCGGCCAAGCCGCCGGCAAGGGCCTTCTCGAGGTCGGCCAGCACCTTGGCATCTCCGCAGAGCACCCTATGGCTGCCCAGGATCCACACGTCCCCGGGCACCGTGACCGCAGCCTCCGGCGTCTCGGGCACCGCATCCTCATCGGTGTTGCCGGAGGCACACTCCTCCGTCACGTCGAGGAGATCGTTGATCTCGTCGTCGGTGAAGCCGAGGAGGCCAAGGTCGAAGTCGTCCCCCCTCAGCGACGCCAACTCCACGCGCAGCATCTCCTCGTCCCATCCGGCGCTGAGGGCGAGCCGATTGTCTGCGATCACGAGAGCGCGGCGCTGCGCCTCGCTGAGATGGTCCAGAACAATGACCGGGACTTCGGTCATGCCCAGCTTTCGAGCAGCCAGCAGGCGGGCGTGGCCGGCGATGATCACGTGGTCCGGCCCGATGAGAACAGGATTCACGAACCCGAACTCGGCTATCGAGGCCGCGATCTGGGCCACCTGCTCGTCACTATGCGTGCGGGCATTCCGGATGTAGGGGATCAGCTTTTCGACCGGCCAGCGCACCACCTGCAGGTTCGTCATGCTTCGCTCGGCTGTGTGGACTTCTGGAAGAGCCCCAGTTCGTTGTGGAGACCCACGATGCGGGTGATCATCGAAACAACCAGGGCCACCAGTTTCTCCCAGGTGAACTCCTTGGCCAGGTCCGGTCCGCCGTCGTAGGCCGTCTTGAGGATGTCGAGTACCAGGTCCAGCTTCTTCTTGCCCTGGCCCGGCAGGGGAATGGCCTCCTCGATGGCGCGCACAGCCGCGAGTACCAGCGGGAAGAGCTTCAGGATTGCGAGAAGTGTTTTCATGAGATTGACCTCTGAGGGCGGACCGGCATATGATCGGCCCGCCTGGGATGGTTTAACGGTCAGGCTTTCCTGGTCAGCGCGTCGGCCACGGCCGCCGCAACCACCGCACCGATGGCCTTCAGCGAAACGTCGTCGATGGAGACCGCGCGGGCGGTCAGAGTGTCTCCGGCGCCCTGCTGCACAGGATTCCACTGGCCGTCGATGGCGATGTCGGAATGCCGCACGGCCTGCTTGCTGACCATGTTGGCGGTCTCGACGGCGTTCTGCAGCGCCTGGTTGGCGATCACCTGGCGCTGGTTGTCGTACTGCTGGGCATCGGAGACCAGTTTGTCGACGATGGAGCGGTTGCGCTTGATCGACTCCAGCGACTCTTGCTGGTACTCGTCATACGTCCGCTTGATGTTGGCGAACAGGACATTGCCGTAGCCGGCGTTGACCTGGGCCTGATTCTTGAAGAACTCGTCCGTCCCGGTCTCGAACTCGCGTTCGGCCTGGTTGGGAGTTGCTACTTGGGGCATGGTTGTTTTCTCCTTCGAAGGGATTGAACTACTGAACTGTTTGCGTTATGGCCTCGCGCGCCTTTCGCTGCGGGCCGTAGCACGGCATACCGTTGGGCTTGCGGCGAATCGATTTGGAATCCACAGTGCGCAGGTCGGCCGCCGCATCCAGCGACACCTCACGCGCGCGAGCAACTTCGATGAAGGTCTGGCCAGTCTCCGCCAGCGTGGGCGCAATGCCGAAGGCGTCCAACGCACGCCGGAGGATCACGTCGCAGTAGCCCGGGCTGATTTCGACACCGTAGCCTGCGCGATCCAGCGCGCCCGCCGCCACCAGCGTGGTTCCGCTGCCGAGGAACGGATCGAAAACCACGTCGCCAGGGTCCGAGAACGCCTTGATGAAGAACTCCGGCACCGCCCGCGGAAATGGCGCGGAATGGGATCCCTGGCTCGACTCGGTCTTGGCCTCGATGACGTTTGATGGGCGTGCCATACCTGCGTGGCGCCCGTCCATCAGCTTGCGCCGCATGTGACCCCATTCCTGTGATCCCTGCGGAGGCAAGGAGGCAGACGCTCCACGCGGCCCGGTCCCCAGCAGCCCGCTCCCGGAAGTCGACTTCGGGTTGTCCGGCGAGTAGTCGAAACAATCTTCCGAGCGATGGCCCACTGCGTACGGATGAAACTTGATGTCCGCCTGCCGGCAGAAGTGAAAGATCGGCTCCCAGGCGTTCTTGAAGCGGTTGTTCCAGCCGCCCGGCACACCGTCGTCGGTTTTCCTCCAGCAGAGCTCGTCGACGAGCCGCCAGCCCCACTGGCGGACGTGCGCAAGCGTCAGGTCCTTTACGTACAGGCTGCGCTGCCCATCGTCAGCGTGCTCCTTGATGTTCAGGAAGTAGGAACCGTCGCCGGCGAGCAGCGAAGCAACGGCGGCCGCCACGTCGCGGAACCACTCGACGTAATCCTCGGGGGCCACCGGACGGAAGCCACTCGCGGGATCGTACTCACGTCGCGTAGCGTACGGGGGCGAGGTCACCACAACGTTGGCCTGTCGGCCTTCAAACAGCCTGGCCACCACGGAGGCGTCCCGGCAGTCGCCGCAGGCAATCCGGTGGCGTCCGATGAGCCACAGGTCGCCGGGCCTGGTCACCGCCTGCGCCGGCGGTAGCGGTGCTTCCTCCTCCGCGACGGTTGCAGGCGCCGCGTCCGGCTCAGCCATCAGATCAGCCAGTTCGTGCTCGGTGAAGCCGATCAGACCCAGATCGAACCCATCGCCTTCGAGGGCAGCCAGTTCCGCGGCAAGCACTTGTTCATCCCACCCGGCACTGAGTGCCAACCGGTTGTCCGCCAAGACATAGGCCCGCCGCTGCGTCTCGCTGAGATGATCCAGCACGATCACCGGCACCTCGGCCAGGCTGAGCCTGCGCGCAGCCAAGAGACGCCCATGACCCGCGACGATCCCGTCCTTCGAGTCCACCAGGATCGGGTTCGTGAAGCCGAATTCGACAATTGACGCCGCGATCTGCGCGACCTGCTCGGCCGAGTGCGTGCGCGCGTTTCGCGAGTAGGCCACGAGCCGCTCGATGGGCCACAGCTCAATGCGCTTGGCCATCGCCGGTGTGATGCGCGCGTCTGTCAATCTGCACTCCAGGGTGACAACTGACAACCAACAACCTTCCGTAGCCCGTGACGCTGGCGAAATCGTGCCATCCATCAACCCACCGCCGAAAGCCCCAGGAAGGACCCAGACTTGCTGTGCATCTGGCGAAATTCGCCAGATAGGTCGCGGCTCACGCCGCTGGCTCCAGACAGTCCAGCAACACGCGTAGGAAGATCGGACGTACTTCTTCCGGCGCAAGGTTGGTCTCGCTTCGGTCGCCCGCGAGCGACTTCAACCGCCAGCAGCGATGGCCGGCGTCGAGGTGTTGCCGGTACGAGTACGGCTTGCCCATGAAGTCGCTGTTCTTCATGGGCGCCGGCTCGTTGGGGGCGCGGTGCAAGATGACGCGGTTGATCGTGCCCTTCTTATGGCGGACAAGATTTGCGCGACCGATGTTGGACAGTCTCTCGGCGCGCTTCGGGGAGATCCAATCGATCAAGGCGCCGTCGTAGCGATACAGCGGAATCTGGCGTTGAGGCAC